AGGTTCTTCTGATTCCTCTTCTTCCCCTTTGAGTTGCGCCAGGTGATCGAGGAGCCGTTCAGATGCGGTGCGAGGCTTTTGATCAGCTCGTTCGAGGCCAGATGGCGGTTCGCCTCCTCCTCGCTCGATAGGTTGTGCGGCGCCCGCCAATCCGGCGGCAGGGCTCGTATCCGCTTCTGCAGCTCGGTCAAACCCGAGCCGTCGAGCGGCGTCTTGGATGTGGGCATGTGTGTGGTATTCCTTATCTCCTAGTATCTCACTCCGATCTTCTTTAATAGGTACAACCTGATAGTCATCAAAGAGTTGCTTGGCTAACGTATCTGTTTCGGCCTTGGTCCAATGCGGCTCGCTCGGACCCTCTGGCCCCCAGGGCTGATGCGTGTGGATGATATCGCCGGACTGCGCACCCTGGTAGATGGTCATGTCCCGGCCAATCGCGTTCCGCAGGTCCTGCGCCTCGATCCGATTCATGCGCAGACCTGGTATGTGAATCGCCCAACGATTCGCTTGTTTGGCCCGCTCCCGCGGCAAGGCCTCCTGCTTGGTGATGCCTACGCCGTCCTGCGTAAACTCCTTGCCCAGCACCGCCGCAGCGATGGTGGCAATCTGCTCACGATACTTCTCCGGAACCCCGTGAAAAGCGACTTGGAAGTTATGCGCCGCCACCGCTCCGGCATCGGAGGTATACGACCCGAGTCCAACAGAATGCCGGCGAATCAGATCCTTGCCCTTCAGCTCTGGTCCGCTCGGATCCTTTAGGCGGTTGTACAGATATTCGACAACGCTGCGCAGCGGCGTGCCTAGATGACCGATGAAGGTAGCATCCCGCTTGTCGATCGAATCGATCAGCGTATGCACTTCTTTCGTCTTCATGTGCTCCGGCAGGCTGCGCAGATTATCGACAGCGGTATCGAGGTTGATCTGCCCCTGGTCCCGCGAACGCTTCACTTCCGCTGCAATGCGCAGCGCCTTGCGATACTCGCCTTCCCCTGGACTTAACACGCGAATCAGCCGCGGATTCCGCAGCGCCTTCAAACCGATCGGTTCACCAGGCTTGAGGATTCCCTCTTCCACTAAGCGCTGATGCACCCGCTGCATGGCGAGACCGTAGTGATCCCCAGGGGGCGCCAGGTTGTCTGGATCCTTTTCACGAATGTGTCCCCACATCCCCGCCTGCAACTGGTGCGGAGCATAGCGCTGCTCCATGCGATTGGGCACCAGCGCGTTGTGTTCGCCCGCTGCGTACTGATGTAGATAGTGCGAGAACAAATGCCAAGCTCCGCCGCGGCGTCCAGCGCCGAACTGCTGCAGGGGGACCCGCAGAGACTTCCCCGTCCACGTGTCGGTGGTGAGTTTCGGCAACTCGGGCTCTTCCGTTACATGCCGCGGCTCCGGGTTCATCTGGAAATACAGGTTGTTGCCAAAGGTATAGAACTTGGGCGTATCCGTCTGCCCGGTCATCACGTAATCGCTGAGCGGTGCCGTGACCTTGCCGCCGATGTCGACCGGCTCGCCACGCACCTGCTGACTCTTCACCACCAGCGCTCGCTGCAGATTCTGATAGGGCGTATTCCCGCCGCTCGTGACCGCCATGACAGTCGTGAAATCTTTAGGATCAATCTCGTCCCAATTCACGTACGGCATCATCTCGCGGGCATGCTCGTACCAATACTTGTCGACTCGTGCCGTGCCCTCGAGGCCGGCCATGCGGCGATCGCCCTTGTGCCACTGCACGCCAGTCGGCAGCCGCGGGAAGTCCCGCTTGAACTGGGCAAACGATCCGAAGATGGCCTCCATGCCGCCCACCTTCCGCCCCTTCTTTTTGTCGAACTTGCCGGGAACTAATTCGTTTACCCGATCGTAGGCCCGGCGAATAATGGCTCGCGCTACCTTGTTGGCGTGCACTGTGGCCACCTGCTCGGCCAGTCGCGTGTTGCCGCCATTGCGCTGCAGCGCATCCTCGTAGGTCTTGTAATAGGGCGCCCAGCCCTTCTCGCGAATATGCTCCCCGTTTTTATCAACTTCTCGCGGAATTTGCCGTAACCATTTCGGATCAAATCCGTTTTCTTTTAATTCCTTTTCGAGAATGTCTCGGGGAATTAAACGCATTAAATTCTGCGCGGCCGCCATGGTGGGACTGCCCATGCTGCGCAGCCGCTCCGCCTCGCCTCCCTGCCGATCTCCGGTACGTTCGGCAATGCGGCCAGCTTCGAAGTCGCTCAAAATATCTTCCGGCTTGCGGAAGCCCGCATTGTCGAGCGCCTTTCTCGTCTTCAGGAAGAAGTCGGTAAAGCGGTTCAGCATGCCGGCCGTCTTGATGTCCGGCGCAATTAGATCGGTGGCGGTGTCCTGCAGCAGAGCAGCCACCGCCTCTTCTTCCACCTCCGCCTTCGGGAGATGGGCGCCGTATACATGCTGCGCGTATTCGAAGGGCGTCATGGCGCCAATCACCTGGCCCTTGGAATTCGTCGCCGGCATGAAGGACTTCTCGCCCGACTCCGGATCGACATACCGCGCTACCTTAGCTCGCGCCAGCAGCGATTGGAATTCATGCTCGGTGAGGAGGCCCATGTGCCGCGCCGCATGCAGCATCTCGTGATGCACCACGCCCACCACTTCGCGCTTAATCTGCTTCAGCGAGTCGTACTGATCGAAGGAGCGCAGCGCAATCAGCATCTGCCCCACGCCCTGCCCCAGCTTGGTGTAGCCGCCCATGGCCTGCATGTCGCCATGCGCCCGCAGCGATTCAACGAACGCAATCGGCACCCGCTTAGCGAAGCCCACGCGCTTCATCTCTTTGAGCAACGTGTCAATGACGGTCTTGTCACGAATCGCTTTCGTGAGTCCACCTAAATTCTCTTCTGGCACCGGCTGTGGGGCGGCCTGCTCCGCTCGCGTACGCTCAGCGCGGAACTGTTCCGCCACCGAAGGCGGCGCCTGCGGAGCTGCTTCGGCCGGCTTCTCGGCAGGAGCTTCTGGTTCTGTAAGCGCAGTCTCTTCCGCTGGCGGCAGCTCGCTGGTATCCGCTGCCGGCTCACCCGCCGCCGTGTTGCGCGTGAGAGGCGCACCAAGCTCTCGGTTCGGCAACAGCAGCGCATCGCCATTCGCTGGACTCAAGCCGATTTCCGCGGCGTCCGACTGCAGCTGCTCGGCTTCTTCGGCGCTGAGATGATCCGGATCGAGACCCAGCACGACCGCCAACGCACGCTGCGCCGCTTCCTGTTCCTTCACATCGCGCAAGATATGAATGCGCTCCGGATCTTCGACCATGCTTGCCAGATAACTCAAAGCGTCCGGCAAGCGCGTGTTGCCCTGCAGCAACACTGGCACATCGCCCATGCGCATTTGCTGCCCGTTATTCCGCCGGCGCAGCAGGCGCGACAATGCTTTAATTCCTTCTCCGTCGGCACTGACGGGCGTGCCCTGTTGGGACACGTGCTGCGAGATGTCTCGCGCTGTCTCGGCTTCTTCCTCCGGAGTGACGGTGGTTTCCGTACGAGCCACCGGAACGTCTTCTCCGTTCGCGGCTGTCATGGTAGTGGCAGCCGGCAGATCGTCGCCATGCGTCAACGTTTCGCCCACAGCTGAGGGGTCCGGCACCACCGCACCGGGAAACCAATTCTGCGGATCCTTGGGGATCATGCCGTGCTCGCTGTACACGAAACGGGTGCCCGGCGGCACTTGCGAGGCTTCGATCTGCCGAGCGGGACCAAAGAGCGCAGGCTCTTCGACCGGCCCCGCCATGGGCTCGATGCGCTCCTCGGGCGCTGCGACTCCCTCTTCGCCGGCATAGAAGGTGCCCGGCGTCCGCTCTTGCGGCACGGGCAAGCCGCGCTCGGCTGCCATCTGTTCCGGCGTGCGCACCGTACCATCAGCATCGACTCGCGAGGCGCCCATGTACTGCCGCGTATCAGCCATGCGCGTTTCGGTGCCATCGTCCCAGCGCATCCATTCTTCGCCGTCTCGCAGGTACGGTTCGCCCCATTTGTTGGGCTCAGGACCGGTCGGGGCAGCTACCTGCGCCGGCGGCACCGGCGGCATGGGATACACCTGCTCTTCAACCGGCGGACCGGGAGGAGGCAATCCTAACGGAGCCTGCGGAGTCGGCGGCGCTTCTGCCGTTTCGCCTGGCATGGCGTACGCTCGCCCCGACGTCTCTCCAGCCCAACGCTGTAGTGGCCCCGGAGGAGCGCCTGCCGGCGCCTGCCAGGGCACCAGGCCGAGCTCTTGCGTGGCTGGCTCTACTGGCTTGACGGGGGGTGGCGTGGCCGGATGAATCCAGGCATGCACGGCGCCGCCCAAGACCGTAGCCGCCGCGGCCGGCGCCAGGTTATCGAGCAGCTGATGGCCGAACTTCGCCGCATACTCGTCCGGATGGTCGAGTATCTCGTTGCGCTTGTCCTGGTCATAGATGGCATCGCCTACGTCCTGCACCATGGGCAGCGCTTGGAAATTCGCAATGTCCTTCGACCAGCCTTTGAGAAACGCCCAGCCCAAGGCCTTCGCCATCTTGGTCTTATTGGTGGGATCCGCGATCGCCGACTCGGCTGCTTTCCCCACCAGCGATTCGACGGTCGCTTCGCCGGCGTCCTTAGCGCCATTCCGCACCATGGCCTGCGCCAGCGCTTCGCCCATCGTCTCGGCGCCGCCCTTGCCAAACAGCTTGCCCACCACGGCGCTGACTGCGCCGACACCGAGCGGTACACCAATCTTCGTCGCTGCTCCGACGGGCCCATGCTTCTGCTGATACTGATCGATCGCATCCGCCGCGGTGTTATACGCTCCGCCGGCAAAGGCTCCCAGTAGCGCTGGTGTGGCTAATTGCCCCACCACCGGAAGCGCTTCGGCGCCCACCATGGCAGCAATCGGCGCGGCCGCTCCCGAGATGCGACCCAGGACGCTCTGCTCGTGCGCCTGCGTCCAAGCCGACAGCGGCTTGTTAATCCCTTCAAAGAAATGCTGCGCCCCTTGCGCCAACGGCTGCAAGGCAGGTATCGCTGTGCTGCTGACATCGCCGGCAAAGCGTGACAATCCTGCCAGGCCCTCGGTCCCCATCTCGAGCGTGGAGCCAAAAGCCGCCGGCAGGATATCTTCAAAGCCCAGCCCTTTGTCCGCAGGAGGGGCGGCCGTCGGCGCCGGCTGCGCAGAAGCAAAGCGCGGCAATACCCGCCGCTTCAGGTGATCCTGAATCTGTGCGTCCGTCCAGTCGTCGGGATACTGCAGACCAAGACTGGTGCCGGGGATGGTTACGTTCGGCATCTATTTCCCAAACAGCGTCACCGGATCGCCCTGTAGCGTGAGGTTGCCTTTCTCCGGATCAAAGTGCATGCGAGGCATGGCTTCGTTCGTCAGATAGTGACCCATGATGAAGCCCTCGGGCGTTCGCGCCCAGTCAGCAAACATGGATTGATCCAGCTTGCTGCGTTCGGGCACCGATAGCTTACTTGGATCCTTGCCAAGCTCGGTGTAGCGCTGCGAACGATACGAGGACAGCTTGTCGAGCGCCAGCTTGCGCTGCTCGTCTTCCAGTTTGAGCGACGGATCTTTTTCTGTCGCCAGAGCGATCTTGGCGAATTCTGCCCGGACCTTCTGCGACTCGAGCCAGAACTGTTCGCGCCACCGCGTAGACTGTCCAGCGCCCCACTCGAGCTGCTGCTGGGCCACACCCATCTGCAGCGGCATCAGTGCATTCTGAATCGCTGCCTGGCGATCCTCATTGTGCTCGCTCACCAACATCGCCTTGTTGTGCTGATCGACCGCCATCCTTTGCTGCGTATTGAACATGCCAGCCTGTGAAGAAGCGCTATAGAGCGCATTCGCCTGCTGCTGCACTTCCTGTTCGCGGCGGTCCTTCATGTCAGCCAACTGCGAGCGCAGCTGGAACATCGCCAGCGCTTTCTTCTCCGCATTCGCCTGGTCCTCGCGCATCACGTCCTGCGCATAGCCAGCGCCTCCGGCGTAGCTGCCGGTCTTCGCCATGCCGGCCGCCAGCATCGCTAAACGCTCGCCGACCGAGAAGGTATGCGGCTGCCCTTGGGTTCCCTCGAGCTCTCCGAGTCGACCCTCGAGCCGCGCAATGTCTCCGTTATCCGGATGCGTAGCACGCGCCTGATCCAGGAAGTCCGAGAACTTGGGCGGCGTGTACTCGTGAAATTGCAGCTGATACTCTTCCGGCGTCAGCGGCTTATATTCCGGCAGCAAGCCCCGCGCTTTCGTCACCAGATCGGCAGCGCTCTGCTTGTCAGCAGGAGTGACGCCCACGCCTCCGCCGGGGAACGATCCCATACCGATCCCGCCTACTGTCACGGACGCTTTCGTGTGACCCGGAACCGTAGCGGCGCCAGCAATCCCTGGATACGATCCGCTCGTCCCCGGAGTAGACGGCGCCACCGCGCCGGCAGGCGCAGCAGCCACCACCGCCGCGGCAGCTGGCTTGGCGGGAGCGCTTCCGTCCAGGCCTCCGGACGGATGCCACGTCGGCACGACATCCGGATGCGGCGTAGGAATTACGGACGGCATAAATTGCGGATCGGCGGAGCTGCCAGGAGCGCTGGGCGCACGCGGGTAAGCAATCGTTCCAGGCGACTCCCCGAGTCCAGGGGAATACTGTTTCGACTCCGGGGCATAGCCGAACAGCGGCCCCGTACCACCCGCCATGCCCGGATCCGTGCTGAACGGCCCGTACCGGGCGGCCCGCTGCGCCTCCGTTTCCGCAGGAGCGTAATACCGCGACTCCGGATCATAGCCGAACAACGGCCCCGTGCCAGCCATCCCCGGATCCACATTAAGCGGATCCGCAGCCTGCTCCTCTTCCGCGGACGGCAAATGATAAGTATGCCCGGAATCCGATCCACCCCCCGCTAAGTACTGCGTATGGCCAACCAACCCGCCGTGAGCGTATCCCTGCGGCACGCCTTGCGCTAATCCCTGCGGCGGCGCCGAGCCCGCTAAGCCAGGGGGCATGCCCATCGGCGAAGGCGTTGCGCCCATCCCTCGCGCAGGCGGACCGCTGGGTGAGGGCGGCATGCCGGGTGAGGATGGCTGCGATGGGCGCAATGCGTTGGGATTTGTACCGAAACTGCCGGAAAGCAGCTGATCGTAGATAGAGGGCTTCTGTCCTTGCTGCATGGATTCCTGCCGACGCAGATTCTGCCGGCGCACCATCTCTCCGGTTGCCAGGGCTGCCGTATCGGGCGCCGAACGCAGCTCCATCTGCAGCTGCTGATCAGACAACTGACGAAGATAGTTCTGCGTTTGGATGAGATTCATAGCGCCGTTATCCTGTTCCCGTGGTTCCCTTGGAGAGCATGGCGAGCACGTTGGCAATGTCCGTCATGTTGGGCTGCTGGATGGTGGTCTGCGATCCCATGCCAGCCGGAATCGAGCCGTACATCTGCCCCATCTGCTGCAACTCTTGCATGGGGTACATCATGCCCTGCAGCCACTGCTGATACTGGAAGTCGAGCGGGTTCTGCGCATACTGTCCTTGCTGTGCCCCTGCCTGCCCGAGCGCTCCCGCAGCCGCGAGATTGTACTGGTTCTGCTGCCCCTGCAATTGCCCGGCTCCTAACAGCGCAGAGAGATTCCCGCTTTGCAGCGCTTGCTGCGCCTGCTGCTGTGCTTGCTGGCTCGTGAGTCCCAATTGCTCCTGCCCGAGTTGCAGTTGCCCGCCACCCAACCCTGCCTCCAGTTGGCGCATTGCATCGCTCTGGAAGCCTTGCAAGCCTGTCGTGTAAGCGTTCGACAGCCCTTGCGCCTGCATCGATTGCAGCTGCTGATTGAGATCTCTCGCTGCCAACGAATCCGCTACGGCCTGGCGATCGCCGCCGTAAGCTCCCGACTGGGTCGCCTGCGCATTCCGTGCCAGCCCTTGCTCCTGAAACTGCTGCTGCGCTAACTGCTGCTGCTGCGTCAGCACGTTCTGCAGATACGGATTCATGTAGGACTGCGACACGCCGGGATCCGTCCAATTGGGCGTGTTCAGATTGAAGTTGCCCTGCGTCGGCAGCTGGGTAATGTTGGCAGAATTCGGATCCCGCTGCTGCGCGGCCGCCTGCCCCGCCAAGCCGGCCTGCGTGGTATTGGGCAGTTGTTGTGCAAAGTTCCAATACTGTTGCGTCAAGGCAGACGGGTCCGCAAACATCTGCCCACCATAGGGTGTATAGGGAGCCACCGTCTGCCCGTTCGGCATGAACTGCTGACCGATTGCCGAGACGAAATTCTGGTAGGGCTGCTGCAGATAACTCGGCAGGTTCTGCTGGGTCTGCTGTGTCTGCGAAGTCTGAAGATTATTGCTGCCCATTCATCACCGCTCTTTCCAGAAACGTAAAGGGCTGCGTCCAGCCAGGCAGCTTCCGAGCCCAGCCACGCCGCGCTACCGTCTCGAGCCGCGTACAGCCCACTTCTTGCGCAAAGCGCTCGAGCGTTTGCTGCGCAATCTCACGCCATTCCGCGAAGTCCACGCCCGCTAAGAAATCCACGCGCAGAGCTCGCAGCCGCGGATACACCCCCTGACTCGTCACGATCATGCCCTTGATCTCACCGCTCTCGGCGTTCCACACCAACCACAGCAGGAACACGCCAGACACCAACAGCCCCTCCACGTCCTCGGGACGATAGCGCCCATACGAATGCCGCGCACTGCTGCGAATCCAATCCCGCACGAGCGGGAGAAAGCGTGGCGCATCATCCGTGGGAACGAGGAGGACTTGAATCATTGCTGCCTTAGCTGCTTTCTCGCCGCCAACCCGGCCCGTGCCATTTCGTTCATCTTCTGGTGCGCGTCCTGCGGACTAGTCGTAAAGAGGTCAGCCGGGTTATTCCAGGCAGCATTCCCAAGGCCCTGCAAATACTCCCCTACGGACCCCGGATGCCCGAGGCGCTTGTCGATATTCGCGTAGCGCAGCATGTCTTGGTCAAAAAGCGCAACATCATTGCCTGGACCGAACGGGATAGACACTGGCCCCACCGCTAATCGCGCCGTCACCGGTTGCGGCACCCCTGCTTTATCCACCGCATCCGCTAAGGATTTCACTTCTCCGCCGGCCTGCATCCCGGCCGGCTGCGACTCCTCTTCTGGCGCCTCCTCTTCCGGCGGCTCTTCCTCTTCGCCCTCAGGCTCTTGCTCGGGAGACTCTTCTGGTTCCTCTTCGCCCGGCTGTCCTGCTCCCTGCGGAGAGAACATCTGACCGAGCTCGTCGTCTGGAATAGGCTGCATCTGTTCGTCGGTGCCCGTCGCGGACTGCCGCAGCTCCTTCACGATTCCGTCCAAGCGCTTGGCGCCCGCATCCGTATTGCCCTCTCCCAAGGCAGCAACCACATCTGCAGGAATGATGTACTCCCCACCACTTAACTTCACGTCATGTGTGGGGTGATCGGCCGACACCTCGTCCGCCTGCCCCGGCGAATCGTCGTCTACCAAGCCTTCCGTCTGCCCGCCGCCTAAGCCGCCCTGATCAGCACCTGCCCCGTCATCCGCCGGCGCGGCTTCCTGGTCCGGACTTTCACTGCTACCGTCCGCGCCCCCGCCAATCAAGTCTTCGAGCGAAGGCATACCCGGATCCTCTCCGCCGGCCTGGAAGTGCGCCTGCGGGCGATTCTGCTGCGCCATATCGGACAGCGCTTGGTGGATCAGCGAGGTGACGAGATGATCGTCGGTCGGGTCGTGCCCGTACTGATGCCCCATGGCTGCGGCGAGTTCGTGCGTACGCGAACGGGCATCTTCGCCCTGCTCCGGCACACTGCCGCCTTCGGCAAAGCCAGACATGGCGTCCGTCGCATACCCGCCATAATTGGCACCACCCCCGCCACCGTAATAGTCGTCAAACGGCGTGCCGTAGTACGGATCAGACGGACTGCCGCTGAAATGAATTCCATTCATCATGCTCGCGGCTTCATACGCCGGAGCACCAGAAAGATTCATCGTTTGCGGCATCACCCCGGAAACGTCCATGCCCTGCGTGCCGGGAAGATACGTTGCCCCGTAACTGGACGGCGTGTAATCGGTCGGGTCGTAGAAGTTCGGGACGTTGCCGTAATTGCTCCCCAACCCCTGATTGGCTGCTCCTAGAAATTGATTCGTCTCATCCGGATTAATGAAGTTCGATTGAACATCCGATCGTTGCCCATTCTGCCCAACATCCGGAATGTTGTACTGCGACGGATCATACGCAGGAACCGGAGGTGGCGTCGGCATAGGCGGTGTCTGCTTCGGCTTCACGGTCGGAGTCGGCAAATTCGCCGCATTGATCGCTGGCGCTTTTGCGGGGGCCGCAGCCGGCTTGGCAGCTGTCCCCTGCTGGCTCAGCGTCAACCAGGGATACTGCGCCGGGGGCGCCACATTGGGGCTCGTCATGCGCCCTTGCGGCAAATTGCCCTGCATCAGCGCTGCCATTTGCTGCTGCACATTCGGCACCGTGCCGAGATTCGGCGTGCTGACTCCGCCTGCTGGTTGCGCCGGAGCGGCGGTGGACAAAGGAGTCTGTCCCGCCCGCATCAGCTGCTGCAACATTGCATCGAGATTCATATCTAATTCTCCTTTTTAAACAGAGGGCAACGATATCGGCGGCGGTAGCGGCAGCGGCATCATCGCGGGCCCTGCTATGGGCGGCGCGGGTGCAGCCATCTGGTCGGCGAAAAGGTTCCACATCGCAGACACGGTGTTGATGATGTCCTGATCCGGAATCTGCGACGAGTCCGCGCCGTTGTCGACAATGAGTGGTTGCACGATCAGATAGTTGTACATCGTGCGCATGTAGGTGACGGGGTCTTTCATCGCCGCATTCGCTAATGCCACGCGGTTGTCGTGATTCGGCGTGTCCGTCGGTTCGTTCATCACGTCCGTGCTGATATGTAAGATTGCCATCGTGGTACGAGATTGGAGCGGCTGATCGGTCAGTAGTTTCGATTGCGTGATGAGTTGAGTTGTAGCCACTTAGTTAGTTTGCCTTTCTTTGCTCTAACTTGCGAAGACGCTTGTCCAGTTCCTGCACTGCGTTCAATAACATGAACCACATGGGCCTGGGATCCACGAAACGTACTGCCTTTTCCTCGCCTTCGACCATCGTGGTTTGCAGCTCGATCATTTCCGGCGCGACCGGCTCTACTTCGTCAGCAATCAGCCCGTAATGCGTTTGCCCCAAGCCACGCCACGGCTGCGGGATGTATTTGTAGGAGACGGGCTTCAGTTGCCGGATGACATCCAGGCCGCGCCCGTAAGCCTGGATATCCTCTTTCATGAAGCGTTCGGAAGTGAGGGTGATCGTACCGACGCTGCCGCCATCTACATATGCCTGTAACGTTCCACTCCAGTAAAAAGCGTGAATGTGCGGAGTAGTTCCAATGGCGCTAAATTTGATTCCCGTGCCACCAATAGTCGCTCCATTGCCGATAGTGCCTGCACCTGTGCAGTTCAGACTAGAGCACTGTACGTTTTGAGCCACCAGCCACGCTGAGGTAGAAAGAATGTTCATGTTCCCGCTGGCATCGCAGTTGAAGTACGCCAGCTTGCTGTTGTCGGAACTATAGGCACTGTTGTTGCTGCCGCTCAGAGCGCGGACGCCAGCGTATCCGTCAATCGTCGCGCCCGTAACGACAAGCCCAGCATTTGCTTGTACTATGGCACTGAAGTTAGTCGCAGTAAGCGTATTGGCTACAGGCCCTGCGGCTACCTGAGTCAAGGTTCCCCAGAACCCAATCTTTCTTCCCGTGTTGTCGCTGTTGATGCCGACAATATTCAGTCCCGGCGCACCCAAGACTCCATTGCCGACAATTCGCCCATCGTTGGTATCCCCGTATGTTGACGTGCCAAAACGCAGTGCATTGTTGCCGGATAGCAGGATGCAACCATTGCTGGAAAGCAAGTACGGAAACGCGCCGCTATAGCCGATATCTAAGTAAGGAGTCGAGGTGGCATTGCCGTACACGCGCAACGAAGGATTGCCAGCGGCGGCAGTTGTCAGGATCGTCGCCGTATTGTTAACAGTAATTGCTCCGGTTGTAGTGACATTGCCGCTGAAGGTCGCGTTTTGGTTGAATTGGTAAGTACAGGACGGGAAATTGAAGATAAGAACACTACCCGCACCAGAAAAAGCTATTGTGCCGAACAGCGTGTTCCCTTGGTTGTAGATCCATAGGGACGAACCATCCACAACGCGCAATAATGAGGGTCGCCACACATCAAGGTTGCCGCTGGTCTGAACGGTGAGGCCAGCGGTCGCGGTCGCGACCCCATTCACCGTCAGCGTGCCATTAAAGAGTGCGGCAGGCCCGGCAAAGGTAACAGCACCACTTGTGCTAGAACTCAAAATATTGTTGAAAGCAGTTACAGAATCTGGTCGCCATTGCAGATTGAAATTACCACCAGAGCCGCAAATGATTTGAAATTGAGTAAAGGTATTCGTTGGCTCGAAAAACCCAACTGGATTATTGTTCTTAACCGTCATCCCGGCATTCGCGGTAACAAGGCCGTTAAACGTGACCGGGGGAGTCTGTGTGGTATCCCAGCTTGCGGTCCCATCTGCCGCCACAGTAATGCCTGTTCCGTCTTTGATCCCGCCGAGTACTGAACTGGTAGCCACTGGCAATGTGTAACCACCGCCACTGGTGCTCAACGTCCCATCGCCAGCGATGGTCACGCCGCTGCCTTGCTTCACCCCGCCCAGCACGCTGCTTGTCGCGACTGGCAACACATACGCCGCGGTCGGCGCGGCCACACTGATGGTCCCGTCTACCGTCACATTGACGTTAGCGCCGACTTTGACTCCACCGAGTACACTCGCGGTGGCCGGCGGCAACGTGTACGCCCCAGGGATGGTCGGCTTGTTCAAAATCATCGCCACGCCGGAACTTGCGTTCCAGTCAGAGTTCACCTGCGCCGCCGGGATCACGGGTTTGTTCAAGATCTGCGCCAACCCGCTCGACGCCAGCCAGTCCGCATTCACGGGAGCAATGACGCTGATCGTGCCATCGCCCGCTACGCTGACGTTGGCTCCGATCTTCACCCCGCCGAGCAGCGCCGCTGTTGCTGGAGATAGCGTATAAGGCGCCGCTACACTAATGGTGCCATCCGGCAGCACGCCGATATTCGCGCCGATCTTCACGCCACCTAGCAGGCTGGCGGTCGCCGGGGGCAGCGTATAGCTAAAACCGGATGCAGGCTCCGGCTCCCACCATCCGTCGACCGCGTTCCAGGTCAGCACGTCTTTGTCGGCAGGAGCCTCGGAAGACACCGGATATCCCTGAATACCGATGACCTTCGGATCCGTCTCTGTGCCACCGATGTCGCCGCCCAGCTGCACGCCTCCACCGGGGGGAGGGGGCCCGGAGCCGCCGTTCTTCATACGCACAATGCCGTCGGCGCCTACCCAGGTATCGCCCTGCGCCAGCCCGTTGGTATCCGGCGGCGGGTTCAGAATGCGCAGCCGATTTACCAGCTCGTCGCCGGGATTGTGAATCAGCGTCAGCTCATAGCGCAGGCTCTTGAGCAGCGCATCCATGTACTCCGAGTTGTATTGCCGCGGCGGATCAGGGAAGGCCGGCCCGCGGCGCGTCTGCGCCATTACGCAACCCCCGCGTTATGCTGCAAACAGCGCACATGAAGATCTCGCTGTTTTTGCTGTCCTTCTGGATTTTGTACGGCCTGCTGATACTGCTTCTTTTTAAGGGCAGAGGCTGGTATACCCGGCTTCGCTTCGGCAAGCCGGTACGCATGAACCCGGAACATGTGGACGCTCCCTTCCGGAAAGTGAAAGACCTCGCTATCGGAGAAGAAGCGTATGTCAGCGGCTCGGCCATTAGCGTCTCGAAAAAGGGACTTACCTATATCGACCGCGAGTCTTTCCTCGAAAAGCAATCGGGCCTCTGGGTGCTGCACGTTGTCCGGCTGAAAAAGGGGTTCGCCCTGACCGTGCTTCCGGAAACCACGTTCCGCATCAGTTCGCTGGCAGCATGGAATGGAATTCCCGTAATCGAGCTGCGTCAAGCAATCGAATCCGAAACAGAATCCGTTGAACATTAACGTCTCCCGTCCGGCCGCACATCAAAGCGCAACAACCCTAAGCGCCAGCTGGTTCCCAGCTGATTGGACTCAGCACGAATGACCGCTTGTCGGCCGCGGCCACGCAGGTACAACATGGTGGAATCAGTGTTCTCGCGCAGGCACGACAGCGTCTGCGTGGTCGAGAAGGCCTGCGAGGGACCATTGCGAAAGCGGACCGTGAAAACAACCTTCTGCTCCTGCTCCGGTCCACGCCACATCACGTCGGGGAGCATGCGCGTAACAAATAAAAAATGATCCCCGCCATCAAGATCAACATCAGCACTTTCCACAAATGCGTTGAGGGGTTGTCCATCGGCCGTCTCGCCCTCCTCGTGGCAATACAGATACTGATCCGCTCCGGTCGCAAGCGGCCCCTCGTCAAAGAACGGATCGAGCCACGCCGTGCGCGTGAGGCTGCCGTAGCTCCAGCTGGCATCGACCAGGTTCACCAATACGTAGCTATCGATCTCGTTTCCGGCGGGATAGAAGAACCAGGCCTCCGCGAACTTTCGATTGATGGCACCAAAACATTTGCGAGCCTGCGTCTGATTTAAGCGGCCGTACACGTAATCGCGCAGCGGGCAGGGAAGCGGCGTCACCGCGCTGCCAGCGTAGGCGTAGAACTGATTGCTGCCCATGATGAGCACGCTGTTGCCGACGTCCACCATGGCGTTCATGCCGAGCACGCTGATGTTGTCCGACACCATGACGTGCGTATAGGTGTAGGGCGGTCCCGTGTAGACAAAAGAATGCAGACTGCGTTCCGTACAGACCAGCACCTCGGCCCGCGTGCGCAGGCCGCCCACAATGCGGCTGCCGACGCCTAAACGCAAACTGCCCGAATCGTGCGTGGTATCGGGCGTCCAGTAAGCCGGACCGACATCTTGGTCGCACCAACGCACGAGCAGCGGGTCTTGCGTAGCGCTCCCAATGGCATTCGCACCGAGGGCGAATACATGCCGGTCCGGAGTCACGAGCACCTGATGTGCCACCGTGGGAGTGTCAGACGCTCCCGGCAATTGATCGAGCGTCACGCCCGGCACATACCCGCCCGACTTATCCCAGTAGTAAATGGGCCCATCCATCGGGCAATACACCAGATCCTCGCCGTAGTTGTCGGCCGACCATAGCCGAATGCCCTGCGTGCCGGTGGCAAACGCCGGCTGCCCCCAGCCGCCTTGCCCCCAAGGGGCCATGCCCCAGCCAGCGCCCGCTACATCGTTCACTCGGCCCGAGCCATATCGAAACTGGAACGTTACGCTGCCACCACCGGAAGCCACCGTGGCGTTCTCGTCACCCGTGACGTCCAGCACGAAGGTGTTCGCATCGGGCACGGCTTTCACCTGCCACTCACCGTTTAGCACCAAACCGCCGACTGCGGCCGAGTTCGAGACGAGCACCCAATCGCCCACCTGAGCGCCATGTGCCGTCACCGTCGCCGTGACCGTGCCTGGCTTGGTCAGGAACGGGTTCGTGACCGTCACCGTCGAGCGAATGGGCGTGATGTCGTGATACCGGTTATCTTGCTCGGAGAAGACGTACATCTTCTCGCTAGTGCCCAGGCTCACCAATTGCTGATTGTCGAGGCCGGCCCAGGCATGCAGGTCGCGGCAGATGCCAGCAAAGGTCGTCGCCACCATCTTGCGCCAACCGCCGATCACTTCCGGCAAACCCATGCGGAAGCGAATCCACTGCGCCAGATACCAACCACCCTGGTCGGCGTAACGCGTCATATCACGCACCACGCCGGCCCGAATGGGATAAGCCTTGAGCGGCATGTCAGCTACTCGCTCCCGAGAGATCAATCGGCGGAGGGTTGTTCGTCAAGTCATCCAGCGACAAGGTCGTCATCGAAGACGAGCGCCAATTGGTCGCCAGGTATTTGAACTTGCCACCGGCGATCCCCGGATTATTCGCAATGCCACCGCCAGTGGTGTCCGGATAATAATCCCCGCCGCAATTGAGCACAAAGTTCGCCTGGTTGCGATCGTCTGTGCCGCTCGGATTCGTTAAGATCAGCCGCGCCTCAACACTCGCCACCACGCCGCCGACATCGTTCGGGTCGATCGGCACACGGGGGAACGGCGCATAGAAGTGGCACATGCGGCCGGGCGCATCCGGCAGGAAGGAGATGGTCCCATCCGGCTCGGTGCGCGTGGCCAAGAGGCCGTAATAGTTCGAGAAGTCCTCCGCATAGCTGCCGACTTCCGGATTGTCAACCTGGCAGCCCTGCGTCCAGGCTCCGGTGGACAAACGCTTCCACCAGATCTGTAAGCGACGAATGTTAATACGCGTATTGGTCGTGCTGTTGCCGCCCTGGCCCACATACAGCCCGCCCCACACATCCATCGCTGTATTGCCCTGCGGCGCATTGCCCATCGAGATATATGCGCTGGTATAGAACCCAAAGTCAGGGGGCACGCCATGGGGATGCCCTTCATTCAGCGCCGCCACATTCGGCGCGTCCCACTGATCGTTGGCAATCTGCGAGCTGTAGTTCACCGCGGAACGCGTCGCCGCATGGAAGGAGGCTGTATGCCAGGCTCCCACCACCGGCGCCGTGGTGTAAGTGATGTTGCTTCCGCTGAAGGTGTAGTCTTTTCCCGGCGCCTGCAAGAGCCCGTTCTTAAACAACTTCAACGATGAATCCGGCGCCACGCTCAAAGTGAAGGCCTTGTTCACGCCATCGAGCGCCCCGGAGGGCACTTCATCCAGCTCCGGCGAAATCGTGACCGGCATGTCAGCCACAGCAAGGGCACGAAACGCTGCCACATCCTGTGTGCCACTAATCGGCGGACCGGCAAACACCGTGTTGGAATATTGCACGCCGCCCGGCTGAGAACCGCCACCCCCACCGCTGGCACCCCAATTGAGCAGCACCGCTTCCCGCTGAAAGGACTGCTTGTCCACAAAGGAAATTGACAAGCGGTCATCGAACAGCACCAAGGCCGCCTGCGCGACCTGCAGCGACGCAGGCACCGTGAGATTGCACAGTTCGACCGCCGGCGTCTTGAAGTAGAGCGGCGTATTGGTTAAGGCGCAGCCCAGCGTATAAGCGGTTAGATCACCCAACGCCTTCACGGAGCTGAGGGTCGAGTTCCCCGCCACCAGCAGCGTTCCGCTCATCTGCACATTGCCCTGCGCCAAGAGCAGATTCAATACGGTCGTCTGCGAAGCATTGATCGACAGCCGCGGCCCATTCGCCGCCACGAAGGTCATGGTACCGGCGCCCGGCGAGTACAACCCGGTCGTGGGCGAATTCCGAAAAGCAATTGCAGGCGCCTGGATCGTGCCCGGCGGCAGCAGGACGCTGGTGCCCACGCCGGTCAGCTGCAACCCGTCCGAGATGCCCGTCACGCTGGCGGTCGAGCCCTGCCCGTCGCAGTAGAGAATGGCGCTCTGCCCATTGCCGACCGAGTAGCTGGCGCCCGACCCCTGCGTCACATGCAGGTCAAAACCGCCATCGAGCAGGTTGCGCACAAACACCCAGAACGAAACCGTTGCCGGAGAAACCGTCACCGTCACCGCGGAAGTGGGCAATCCATTAAAGACCCAGTAGCGATTGCGGGCAGCAGACAGCACGCCCGGCGTCATGGTCAAAGTCACCGCATTCACGCCGGCGCAAGAGGTGACCACGCGCCCGGCGATCGCCTGATCGAACATGGCGAAGTCGTTGTTGGCGGTATCGCCCCACGTCCCCGACTGGTCCCCATCCGCGGGACACTCGATCAGCAGAGAAGCGGTAAAGGTAGAATCCGGATCTGGCATCTATCGCCCTCCCTTCATGCGGTGTACCCGTAGTTCGCGCCAGCCGCAACAGTCACCGCCAGACTAAACGCCTGCCTGCCCGTCAGGGGCTGCGCATCCGTGACGGTCACCGTAAAGCCGAAGGTTCCGGTCAGCGTCGGAGTTCCGCTGAGTAGGCCGCTGGCCGCGCCCAAGCTGAGGCCCGCAGGCAAAGCGCCGGAGGTAACTGCAAAGGTATAGGGCGCTATGCCGCCGCCCGCCGTCAGCGTCTGCGAATACGGAAGCCCGACCAACCCCGCAGGAAGAACCGGATCGAGCACGAAGAGGACCGCCCCGCTGCCTTGCAGGAACCGCGGCGCCCGTACCGTGATGCCGCCCGTCGGGAACGGCTGATAGCGCGGGACGGTAGCGGACGGAAGGGGCAGCGGCCCTTGATAGGAAAGAGTGGCCACTTACTCCCACCTCATGGCTAAACCGTACCCGTGCGCCGCGTTGAAATTGTTGTTCTTACTAAAGATAAAAGTGTGACTCGCCCCGAGAAGCGTGGTGTTGATCAGCGCCAACTCCGTGAAGTCGTTCTGCGCTGGATGAATAAACAGCAGCGTCGGATTGTCGTAGTAGCCGACAAAAGGGAATACCGGAGTAATGCCGATATTCCCGTTGAAATTCAGGCTCTGCGTGCTCCCGTCCATGAAGGCCGCGCCTGTAATCGCATTGAATAGCGTCTCGCCGTTGCCGGCAGAAAGCGGGCCAGCTCCGACACCAAACACGATGGAGCGTTGCGCGTATGGACTATTCGTATGGTTACTGTCACGGGCGCAGAACACCGTGAAGTAAGAATTGGTCACCGCGCCAGACGAGCTTCTCGAACGATCCACACCAATCGCACAATTCCCGTTCGCGATATCGCGCCACAGCATGATCGCGAAACTGGAGGAATCGCCACAGTACAGGCAGTTGTAAAGCGTGGCGCCAGAATTATTGGTCGTGCTGGGCACGGACTGCTGCGAAGTAAATCCCGTGAGCGTGCCAGCTCCGTTCGTTGTGGTCCCGGCTTGAATCTTAAGGGCAGGAGAAGAGCCGCCGTTGTTGCCATAGTCGATGCGGACAAAGAAATTCGTTCCCCCATCGCCCGGTTGCCAGATCTCGTAGACGTAGTTATTCGAGGTGGGAACCGAGGCAATCGAACCCCAGTTGACCTGCCCGGTGTCGCTCGACTGCGTCCAACCAAATGCCGTCAATGCCGCATTGATGGACTGCGCCCAGTCCTTAAAATTGGCCAGCGTAGAGAGATCATGCACATGCGTTTCGTTGCGTGTCATATCACTCCAACTGCGCCGTGAACTGCCAAGAAGCAGTGCCGGAAGAAATGTCCATCGAGAACACATCGGAAGCGGCCACGCTGGCACTGCAGGCAAAGGTAGCGACCGTACCGCTCGTCGTCGCTGCCGCCAGTGTAGGATTCACGATCGCAGCGCCATTCTGCTTAATCACGAACGTCAAGGCCGTGGCGCCATCCGAAGCCTTGGTCGTCACCACGCACTTGGCGAACGTGCCGCTGTGCGGCGCCGCCAGCATCGGGCCCACGTTCGTACCCGTCGCACCAGACCCCATCACGAAACCAATCACCAGGGGCGTTGGACCCGGCGGCCCAGGAGGCCCCTGGCTGCCGGGGGCTCCCGCGCTTCCCGGCACTCCCTGACTGCCCGTGCTTCCCGTAGGTCCCGGCGGGCCCGGCGGGCCCGGCTGCCCAGGGGGACCAGGAGGGCCAGGCACATCCCCGCTCACCACCGCCGGCAAAACCGGCAAAGATTCCGTAACCGGCACAGCAAACGGAGTCGTCTCTTCGCACACCGCACGCCAGTCCGGATGACACGCCGCAGTTTGACTGAACCAATACAGGGCACACGGCGCCGTCAGACAGATCCACCACATCGGCGACATCACCGTCGCCGCCTGCGGCACAACAGCACTGCTCCAGGCCAAATGCACAATCAGCGCGGCCGGAAAGGCCACCACAACGGTTTTCACCGGGCCGAATAGCGCTACCGCATTGACCGTCGAGCCGAACAGCGCCATGTTTTATCTCGCCTGCAAAGGCGCTGAATTCGGATCCCCGTACGTAAAGGTGATCGTAAAGGTGTCGGACACCACCGTCCTATCTGCGCCAAAGTCCCCTACGCTCACCGCGGCATTGCCCTGCGTAGAGTTGTAGAGCAACATGCCGCGCACCGTAAAGGTAGCGCCAGGCCAAGAGAGCGGAGCAAAGGTCACGTAGGCAACCGAGCCCGCCACAAACACGCCCTGCGACACCAGCGGCAAGCCGCCGGCCGCATAGCCTGGCCCAGAGACTTCTCCCGCCGTGGTGTACAGCGCCGTCGTGGCGTCGAGCGTGGCGCTATTGGTATACAGCGCCAGCATGAAGGTATCGCCGCCTGGATCAAAATGATGAACTCCCTGCAGCAATTGGCCGCGGAAGGTGTTGCACAATGTCGAACCCGTCAACATATTCTTTGTCGCTCTCTCCCTTCTCTCCTCCTCGCAAAACACCTCGGCGAGGGTGCGAGGCCGCACATCGTACTGCTTACGTCTCAACCCGCTTGTCCGGCTTCCGATAGAAGTCCTTACGATCACGTCCGTGCCCATAAAGCGTTAAGAACTGCACCGCTTCCTGATAGCGGTCTTCGTACAGCTTCACCATGTCCGGCTCGCCCTTCATGAAGGTGTACGCTTCCTTCAAGGCGGCGTAGAACAAGCAGTCTTCCGCGTTATCGCCCAACCAAGTGCGCTCGACATCCACGATCGAAGGCAGCCGCGCACAATAGTTCAGCTCCAGCCGGTAGGTCCAGTCCGGCGCCGGCCCGAGACGAATCTGGTTCTCGCCATCGAGCGCATAGACCACCGGCCGACCCGGCGCCAGCTGCGGATAGGCAGCCCGCAAAAACTCCGCATCCTTGTTGTCGAGCGGCCAAGGCTGCCCCGCCATATCCAACAACCAGAGCGAGTAGGGCGCCAAGAAGTCCGCCGGAATCGCCAGCAGCGAAGAAAGGCGACAACACTTGCCCTGATAAGTCTTACGCCAGGCTGGCAGCTGCACCGCTTTCTGAATACGCACCTCGGCCAGCTGGATGAAGAGCGGCAGGTTCGTGGTGAACTTCTGCTCGTAATCTTCTACCCAGTCACTGATCGCCGCCTCTAACGTCTCGCGGGTAAACGGCATCTTTCCTTCAGGAACTGCTTCAGCAGATTTTGGCCGGCCGCACCCCGCGGATCGCAATCCCGGCGCCCTTCACCTTGCCGCCTTTCGCAAAGCTCGCGGGTGCCTTTTTGCCGGGCGCCTTCACGCCTTGCAGCGGATTTTCCGAGATCCCCTTGGGACCCTTTGGTCCGCCCATACGCTCGCTCATGGCTTGCCGCAAAGCACCGCCGGCGGCTTTACAGATCTTGCCGCCCTTGTTCTGCTCTTCCTTCTTCATGTCCTGGCCTTTCTGGGGCGGCTTAGCGTGCCCCACCGCAATGAGAATGCTCAGCCCCTTTTTGCCCTTGGGCGGAGTTGGGCCTCCTTCCGCCATGCGTAACCCCTTCACGCGAGCGCCCATGCCAGCCCCCATGCGCAGCGGCTGCATGCCACGCAAGGGAGAAATCGCTGCCCGACTCAAGCGCGGCATCGCCATGCCGCCCATCTTGGGCAGGCGTGGAATCGCCATCTTCGGCATTGAAGGAATCCCCATGCCGCCGGCCGCCTGCACTTGCGGCGGTTGACTCATCATGGTGGGCAGTGCCTGAAACGGAATATTCGTCGGAATGGCCGGCGTGGGCTGCGTCGCCGCCAGCCAGCTCGCCGGATTCATGCCGGGCGTAGTGCCGGCGGTCGCGCCCGCGCCCGGTGTCGTCGGCTTGGTGTACTGCGGTGGGGTAATTGAGCCCAAAGTCTGGTTCACGGTCTGGCCGATCTTGCCGGCCATGCCGCCCATGCCGGACATGCCCTGCAACGCGCCGAGTCCAGCGCCAATGCCGGCCACCGACTGACGGCCGCCCAGGCCCCGTGTAATGCCATAGATCATGGCGGCCTTTAGCAACGGAGCCACTTTGTTCATCACGCCGCCAGAGGTGTCGCTGGTGGCCGCCGGCTTCTGCGCTACTTCTCCGGTTTCGAGATCGGGGCTATCGCCCCACGGATTCTCAAGTCCCATACAAAACTCCTATCGATACGGTGTGGCGTTCGGCTGCAACACGCCCGGAGCGCCGTCAAGTAACACATCTCGCAAGGTGCGAGGTTGATCGGTCCAGGTAGACGTGGACAAAATGAACACGCCAAAATACACGCCCACTGGCTGCGCCCAGCGCAGCGGTTGGGTCTCGACCGCTGCCGTATGCACCGGCGTATCCGGCCGCGCATCCCGCGGAGCGCCCACATCGTCGAAGTGCATGCGCCCCAGCTGCAGCTGCGGATCGTCGTCGTCGTAACACTCCGGGCACACCCGCCAGCCCGTCAGCATTTGATTGAAGATCTGATAGCGCAGCTCGCTCAGCTTGTAGCGAAAGCCGCAGCGATCGCACAAGCCCCAGACTCGCGAGTCGGGAGCATAGCGCGAGCCGGCCGGACCGCCCTGGTTGTCGGGCGGATTGCCCCGTTCCAGCGGTGGCAAAATCGGCTGGGAGGCGGGAAGCGAGCCCAGTCGATCCTGCACAACCGGTGGTGCTACGGAAGAGAAATTTACCGTCACTGGCATCGGATCCTCATAACGTCCAGGCAATCTCCGGCACGATCGTGAGCGGCGCCTTCTCGCGATCTTCGCTCTCGGCTAACTGCAGCTGGAACAGATACTCCTGCTTCAGCTCCGCGAGCATCGGCCGCGCTTCGACCCGCTTCAAAGCAATCGAATAGGACAAGCCGGCCACCAGCGCGGTCGCCATACGATCCGGCACGTCCGCATCGCCGCCTAGGCCGGGCGGTGGCGTGCGCAGATTTCGCACGCGGGTGAGAGCCAGGATCGAATCCACATCCGGCACCGGCCAAGGGCGGAAGCGCGGCCAGCGGCTCGAGCGATCCAGCCAATACTGCACCGGCCGCCCGCGCTGCCGCTTGCTCGGAATGTTGGCATATTCGTCCGCCGAGAGCGGACGCATGTAATAGTCCTGCTGGCCGAGCGAGCCAGACTGCGTGCGCAGCGCGGCGTGCATCACATCGAAGGTGTCGAGCGGCATCTCGAGCAGGTCCTGGCCGGCCCGGATCGGATACTCTTCCGCCACCAACGTCCACAGATGAATCCCGCGGTTGTTCCATTCCTTCAACAGGAACAGCAAACTCCGCGAAGCTTCCTTCACCATGTAGCCTTCGCGGAAGTCCAAACCGCAGCGCGAGTAGGCTTCTTCGAAGTAATCGAGCAGCGAGGGCTGTGTCGAGAAGTGCGTGCCCTGCACCACCGTCTCGGTCTCCGCTACTACCAACTTCACGACGAACTTGGGGCTGGCCACCTCGACCCCGGTCAGGACCGGGCCCAGCGACAAGTGGACGACAAAGTTCGGTGCGGATTGCGAGACGGCCATTTACCGCACAATGAAGCGCACGTTCAAGAAGGCCAGCGAGGCGCCGGCCGCGAAGGGCGGCGCATTGATCAGCACGGCGTTGCCGGGCGTGTGCGCTGCTTTCGTCGTGCCGTTCGTCCCGCGAGTCACATTGAAGTTCGAAGCGTTGATGACGCTCACGACCGTCATCTGCTCGGTGCCGATCTGCAACACGACGCCCGGCGAAACTTCCGGGCGCCCGTCCTGCAGCGCAACGACCGAATCGGTCGTCGCATTCATCGCCGTATTCAGAGCGCCCACCGTAACCGGAGCGGCTTGCGCGGACACCTGCGGCGGCGTCTCTACGGAAGCTTCCGGCTGAGCGTCAGGATGAGCGTGTGGATGCGCATGCGGATGAACTTCCTTGGCGTCCGGCTCCTTCTTGTGCTTGCCGTTCTCTTTCTCCTTAGCTGCCTCCTTGTCCTTGGCGGTCTCCTTGCGTGTACTGGCCTCCATAGAGAGCGGGCCCGACAGCGAGACCTTCAGCGAGTTGCCCCGCGTGCCGGCATAGACCGCCGCCAGGTTGCCGCCGGTCAACGGCAGTGCAGCCGTGCCCGTGCCAATGGTCGCCGTGCCAAAGTCGGCATCCCCACCCGACTCGTTGCCGAGCGAGAGGGTGGCGCCCACCGCAAAGGCAATCACCGGATCGACCCAAGCCGCCGTCACCTGCGAGCCGTGCGGCACCGGGATATAGGTCACCTGCGGCATGCCCGTCACCAGCGGCACGCTGAGCAGGTTCTCCTGCGGCCAGCTGTTGGCGGCATAGCCGCCGGGCGGCGTGGTCGTGACAGCGGGCTGCCCTGGATTGGTCCCGAGCGCCGTCGCGCCGAGGACCTGGTTCACAATCATTTCTTCTTTCCTCCCTGGCCCGCCTTACGAGCCTCTGACATCGCAATCGCCACCGCCTGCTTGCGCGAGCCGACCTTGGGTCCTTGTTTCGAACCGGAGTGCAACTCGCCATGCTTGAACTCGTGCATCACCTTTTGCACCTTGCCGCCCTTGGCAATCGTCAACGCCGGCGAGTCGAGACGCGGCTCGGCCGTCGAGGGCGCGAGCAGAGACGGCTTCAGTAGTTTGCCGGGACTGAACAAGCGCGACATTCCGTTGGCCATCGTTCCTCCTTTAAGGCGTCATGACCAGGCCGCAGTTGGTCACCCCGGTGAGAGTGAGCGTGCCGCCGCCATTGCAGACAATGGCTCCGTTGCCGAAGCTGATGTAGCCCGGCGCACCGAGCACCATGTTGAGGACGGTCTTGCCGGTGCCATCCACGATCTTCACCGTGCCCACCACGTCGGCCATCACGCCGTGGATCAGGATCTTGGCGGGAGGCGGCGTTGCGATCGCTCCCCCCGCCGTGAAGTTGCGATAAGAGTAAGGAACCGCAACCATAGTTTCGGGTTCCTATACTCCCTGCGAAGAGAGAATCCCTAACGGATCCGACCAGTAGAAGCAGTAGCGTTCACGTGCTTTGTAGCGGAAGTTCCCGGTATCAAAATCCTCGTCGTTGCCGTAGGACAGCGGGACTCTGGTAAAGCCCTTTAGCCCGTTCGGAATGTCGGTCAAGATGTGCCACTGCGTGGGATTGGCCAAATAGTTATTGACCTTAAATCCTTCCTTGAAGATGCCCATCTCGCGCAGCGCATTGATGTCGTTGGCGGACGTGCCCGGCCGCAGCGGAGTCTGCAGTAAGCGTGTCGCCTGGAATTGCAATTGGCGCGGCACGATGATGGCTTGCGGAGCCGCGTTGATCAGCAGTCCTCGATCGTCGTACCAACCCTGCATCTGAATGACAGCGTTCTCGAGCGAGGTTTCGTTCAGCTGCGCCGGCGTGGCCAAGGCATTCGAAATCGTTCCCTGCAAGAGAGGATGCACGGTATTCGCAAGCGATACCCCGTCGCCGCCCGGATAGGTGGCACTGAAGGCACGATCGAGTACCGCGGCTGCTTTGAACTGCTTCGTCTGACTCATACTGCGGGCCAGCATTTCGGTGTTGCCCTTGGCACGTTCGAAGTACAGATTGTCTTCGAGTGCTTCCTCGGTGATCTCGTAGCCCAAGGCAATCGTCTCGTGGTAGTAGCGCACCCGGTAACTTTCCGAATAGGCGTCGTAGACAATGCCCGCGCCTTCCTTCTTCACCGGAGCCAAGCCCATGCCTGTGGTTTTGAGCTCTTCCTCGTACTCTCGTTGGGAGGTTTCCATCTTGAAAATCTGCGTGTGCTGTTCGGGCCAATCCTTATATTTGGTCCCGAAGATCGCGTTCAGTCCCGGCACCAGTTGGCGGGAAATTCTAGCCCTGTTAATGGTCGCCATGTTCGTTCCCCTTTAGGTCGCCAGTCCTACCTCGTAAGCGTGCACGCCCGGCGTCCAGCTCACGACAATGTCCGGATAGGTATCTTCCGGACGATCCACACGCACGATGCGCATGGCTAAGGTTGCGGTCACTGCCACCGAGCCCACATCGAGCGAAATCTGCGAATTCTGCGGGGCGCCGGTCGAACCGAAATTCACCAGCGGCGCATTCCTGCCAATAAAGTTAGCCGGTCCATAGGGGCCTGCGGCGTTGCCCTGGACGTAGAACAGCGCATCCGGGTCATCCGTCACATGACACACCACGCTCTTGTAGCCGAGACTCGAAATCGAGTTCGGGGAGAGATACTGGATCTCGACCGGAACGTTGTTGTTGTCGTAGTAGAAAAAGCCGTCACACACGCCAATCACGGGCGCCGACGGCGTAGGGGTCGCGGTCACTGCCACGATGCCGCCGGCCGCTAAGGCCACCGGATCGCCGATGCGAATCAGCACGGTGTTATTGACCAGAACCGGATAGTCGTTCAATGCCCCGGCCTGCCGCCGTCCCGCCAGCATGGCCACGGTACGCAGCCCGTAGGGGCCTTGCACATTCATGAGACACTCCTCAAGTCGCACCCGCTCACGCGGGGTAGAGAGTTAGGACGTGAGGAGAATCTGTGCTTACGTGCGTCGTGCGCGGCGTACGTATCCGAATTCCGTATCCTCTTCCCGACGACCGAAGGTAGGAAGCATCCGGGTAGAATGAGCGAGCACATCGTCCACGCCGTTGTTTAAGCGCCGCGTCACCATGTCCTCGTAATAACGAAGCTTGCGATTCACTAACTCGTCGGCTTTCTTGCAGAGCAAGCAGCCGCCGATTTCAATACAACCGTTCTGCAGCCAGGGGCTGCGACCTGTCACCATGGTCAGGATGTGTGGCTGTTCGGATTGTTCGACTGGTTCCCAGCCGTCGCGGAACGCCTTGTCCGCATCTTCCCAGCACTCCTGCCCATGCACGCTGACCACGATCCATTGATAGGTGTAGCCCAACAGGGGAATCGGGTCCGGTAACTTGGCGGGCTCTTCGTACGGCGCAGGGCCTCGACCCCGACCCGCACGAGCAGCCATCTCACGGTCCATACGGAAATTGTCGGAACGCATTTCGTCTACTCATTCCCTGCGTTCTGGAGCATTAGTTTGTACTTCTCCAGAGCGTAGTCTTTTTCGGAAACGCCCAAGTGCGCGGCTGCCCTGCGCTCCTCTTCGGATAATTCGACGACTTTGCGTCCCGCAGCGGGTTTCTGGGTGCCATTCCCAGCAGCGGAATAGCTCGACCCCACAACTGCGGTCGGAGTTCCGGTTCCGCGGACGGGAGCCATTACGCCTTGAATCGCTCTCCAATATGCGCTAGAACCGCGAACTACACCGGATCGTACCAGATTCGTTTCAAACTGTAAAATCCTTTTCGTCTGCTCGTTGAGCGGCTGTCCATCGGGAGCCACCGCAAACCAGTGCGCATTCTGTTGGCGCCACTGTTCGCGCTGCACCGCGTAGTCGGGCGTCTCGGGATAGGGAGTGTATGCGGGCGTCGGCTGCGCCGCCGGCGTTGGGGGCGGCACTTGATACTGCGTCGAGCCGTTTTGGAACTGCACCTTCTTGGCTTTCAGCTCCATCAGCTTTCCGGTCAGCTCCGTCACCTTCTCGGGCGCATTGCCGCGCAGCGCATTGGTAACTTCCTGTTCCGCCTTCGAAATCTCCGCATCGAGATTGGCGCCCACCGCGGCCGTGGCTAATTGCCGCAGCTGCGCATTGGCTTCTTCCATTTGCTGCAAGCGCTGGCGATAGGTTTCGGCCGCTCGATAAGCACCGTCCCGCTCCCGCTTGGCAGTTTCCGATTCGTAATGCTTCTGCGCAATACGCCGATCCGCTCGCCGCGGCGCCCCGTCTGGCTTCGGCGGTTCGGGCTCCGGGCCGGCCGTATGGACAATCTCGATATCGTCCGGCTTGACCTCCGGCTGCGGCAGCGGGGTCTTTAATTCGAAATCCAAGCCGAGCTCTTCCGGCTTAATCTCCTGCGCCATACTCGACTCCTTTTTTGTTCACCGCCAACGGCGGCTTCTTGCCCGTACTGCTGGGCAGCGGTGGTAGAAATAAGTACGGCTGCCCCGGCCACCACAGCTCCTCTTCCGGCTCTACCTTCTTCGCTTTCCACTTCGTCAGCTTCTCCCAGAAGCGCTCCACATCGCTGCGCGGGCAGCCCTCTTGCCGCGCCAGCCGGCGCAAAGCGCTCAGGTGCATGCCTTCGTAGCGGCAGTAGATGGCGTACACCCAGCGTTCAAAGACCGTCAGAAACTGTTCGAAGGTCGCCTCTGCCGGACCGGCCGCGACTCGTTTCCGTTGCGCTTCAGCGCACACCCGATCCCCCAGCTTTTCTTGCCACTCGTCCCAGGTCATGCCGCGTTCACCCGATCCACTTTCTCCGGACGATCGACGATCGCGAGCACATGCCGGTCTTCGACAATGCGATACTCGACGAACTCGCTGTCGGACACCACAAAGCGCGTGCCGGTATAGGAGTGAATCAAAACATAATCGCCGGGCTCGCACCAACTCGCCGGACGAATCCCCAACAGCAAGCCCAGCCGGCCGATGAAACTCAAGGGAAAATGCGCTCGGTCCTGATAGGCGCTCGGCCCCACCTCGACGACTTTGGCCACAATGCTCGCAGCCTGCTCGCGCTGTCGATAATCTTCCGGACGGAAGATGCCGGTCGCAGTCTGCTCCGAACGCGTCGGGATGCCGATCAAGATGTGATAGCCGCAGGGCTTCACGACAAACGACGGCGACTCGATTTCTTCTTCTGCCAGTACGGTTACTGTTTCCGTTCCCATTCGAGAATCACATCCTCCACATCTGACTCGGCCAACTGCAGCCCCTCCATCACCCCGCAGGCGCGTTGATAAAGGTCAAAGCCTACAAAGCGTCCCTGCAAAATACGATTCGCTTGTTCGGCTAAGCGCTCGCGTAATTGCTTGCGGCAGCCGTACAGACCCCGCAGCTCGAACTCTTCGGGCACCTAGCCTCCCGCCTTCTGCTCGAGCTCGAGCAAACGCAGCTGCGCATCGATCTGCTGCTTCTGCTGCTGGAGCTGCAGCTTTTGTTGATCGATCTGTTCGCGATGCTGCTGCTTTTGTTGATCAAGCTGTTGCTTCTGTTGCTCGAGTTGAAACACCGGATCCTGCGCTTGCTGTTGCGCTTGCTGTTGCGCCTGCTGCGCGTTGTCGGCTTCGGTCGCCTGCTGCGCCGCCGAGGCCATACCCTGGCTCATGCCGTCCTGCACCTCGGGCTCCATGGGAATCGGGAAGGGTTTGCCGAACTGCTTCTCGACTTCCTTCCAATGCTGGAATCCCGCATGCTCCGCAATGTGCGCCTGCAAGGCTGCCATCTTGGCCTGGGCTTGCGGGTCTTGCGCCAGCTCCTGTTGGACCTTCTGGTTCTGCGACAACGATTGATGGACTTGTAAGTGCGCCGCGTGCTCCTGGTCGAAGAAGGCCTTGACCGGCCGGCCCGTTAGGAGACACAGATTCTCGGTGACCGGATCCAAGCGTTCGGCCGCATCCGGATTCTTCAATAAGTTATCCGGGTTCTCGATCCCCAAGGCCTGCAGGTACCACTTCAAAGCGTTGTAGAGATCGAAGGCCGAAGGGTTCTGCGCCAGAATACCGGCGAGCGATTGCCCTTGTAAGAGGCGCTCCGCCCGCGTCGACTTGGCGGGGTCGGCGACCGGTGAGATGCGCAAGAGATCGAGGTCGGGAAGATTGCCGACTTCCGCCTCGAGCTCGGCGACTAATTCGAATTCTTCTTCGACGGAATCGCGCACGCGAGAGGACACCGCGCTCACCGCTTGCAACTGCCGATCGAGGATCGATAGAACCGTGGTGGCCGGTAAGTCGCCCGATCCGGGGAGATCCTGCAAAGAAGCTTGTGCATTGACCGCAGATGCCTTCCCTGTCTCTGCGACCTGCTGCTGCAATTGCAAAAGCACCGCATCGGGCGACTTATAAGGACCCGTGAAGAAGCAGTTGGCAATCGGAATCGCTGGATCGACTTCCGCATCGCGCCACTCACCCGGCCGCAGGGGACGATTGTCTTCGCGAATCTTTAAGGCTTTGTTCTTGTAGCCCGCGGGGAAGTTGGCCAAGGTGCCGGCATCGATCAGCTGCCGCCAGAGACTCGTCGCGGCAAAGGCCAGGTTGCCCAAGATGTGCCCCAGGCCCAAGCCGTAACTCCCAAACGCCGGGATGTACTGATAGGCCACATACATCTTGCGGCGCCGGCAATCGGGATCGTCCTCGCGCCAGTTGCGATAGACCGCAACGACCGCATTGGTCGAGCGATCGAGCGTGACGATATAGGGCAGTGCCCGACCGGTGGGTTCGGCGCTGAACAGATCCTCGCCGAGCGACAGATAGACATTCGCCTCGTAGAGCTCCAAGAAGTCGTCGGTCAAAACACTCTGGGTAAAGCCCGAGAGCTCCTGCTCTTTGCGCTCCACTACTTCGATCGGATGATAGGTGGGCGACAGCGGGATGTCGCGATAGAAGCCGTCGAGCTGATTGCGCTTTACCTCTTCCGGAGTCTGGCGGAGCAAATGGGTATAGCGCGGGCAACGCTCCAAATGCGGGAAGCCGTAGGGCAAGAGAAAGTCTTCGGGCGCCACGACGTCGACGCGTGTTCTCCGTTCCAAGCGGTCGTAATAGATCTTCGAGAACACCGCTCCGGCAGTCCCCAGCACAAAGAGCTGATGTTCCTTTTCTCGTTTCCAGTAGCGTTCGGTGCGGGTAAAGAAGCGGTTCAAACGCTTTTCAATCTGCCGGGCACGGATCGCATCCTCGTCTGTCTGCTGCCCTTCGGCGCCTTCGTCGTACATCACCTTGACGGGACCCGAGGGAGGGCACAGCTCGCGAATGGTATCCGACTGGAAGCGAATGACCGCATCGATCAGCATGGTGTGAAACACCCCGCTGGCACCCTTGAAAGGCTCCGTTCTCTCCTCGAGCTTCAGTCCCAAGAGCTCCAGCGCCTTCGAATACGTCCGCATCCACACCCGACGGGATTGCGAATCGGCATCGATCCAGGCACGGATCTTGCTGCCGATGGCCCCCAGGTCGCTGTCGGATAACGTCAGCGCCAGGTTCTGATGGAAGCCCTTCTCGGGATCGAGCAAGGGACCCTTGTGGTCCTCGAGATCGATACGAATCGGCCCGCTGATTTCGGTGGGTGGCTCGTGCATCCCGTCCAGTAAGACCGTCGACGGCCCGTTAATCGCAGAGGGAGCAGCCGCGGTTAGAACGGACATCGCGACTCCTCATGTTGTTGTTGTTCCCGCTCGTAAGCGCGTTCCGCACAGACCTTACATGCTACGTAGCCGTCGGGCACCAGGCGCCCGCAGCGTGGACAGCGATAGGGTTCGGCCGGTTCCTGCCGCCACTCGAGCGAGAGTTCTAATTGTTGTTCCACGTTTCCCTTTGCTTTCGTTCGTTTCACTTAGCCGTAGTACGCCACCTCGTTCCAGGCCTGCGTGACCGGCATGGGTTCGTCGGATGCGGTCTCGAGCTGTCCGCCGCGGCGGAGTTTCAAGAGACACATGGCAGCGGTGTCGACGTAGTCGTCGTAGAGTCCGTTGGGGAATTCGGCGAGCTCCTGCGCGACCGTGGTTGACCAGCGCTCGTTAGCGCCGTCCGCCCGCCGCCAGACACAGCCGCTCTTAAATAAGTCCGCAACGGAGGACAAGCGCAGGTATTTCGACATGCCCCGTACCGGGAAGAAGTCTTCGACGGGAATCCCCGACTGGCGGAGCTCTTGTACTAAGGGAGCGCCGGCGGATTTCGATTCGATAATGACGGTGTCCGGCTGCCAGAGTTGTATCGCCTGTTTCGCCGCCTGCTTGAGTTGCGGGAATTCCAAGCGATCGCGGAAGGCGTCGAGGAGAATGATTTGGGGCAAGGACAGCATGCGCTCGTAGCGCTGCACTTGTTCCCGATTCAGTTCCGGTAATTCGGGATAGAGCTGCGTCCGATACTCGAGCGGCAGGTCGGACAACATGAACAAGCCCCAGGTGAGACAGGCGGAGTAGTTCGCGTTGCGCAGATCTTTCGATTGGGCAAACGAGGTATCCCAACCTTGCACGATGTAGCGCACCCGCGGCAGCCACGTCTCGTGCCACAGATTCCAGTCTTCAAGCGCCACGAGACTCGTCGCTTCCGAGACCGGGCGCTGCTGATACTGGCACATCCATTTCCCCGCCGGCATATCGCGGCGGAGTTGTTGCAGTTCTTCGAGCGGCCAACGCTCCGGCCAACCCGAGCGTTCCTCTTCCGTCTCTGTGCCGGCGCCCAAGATGGCAGGCATGGTGAGATGCGTCCAGGCCGCAGAGTCGGACTTCGAGCTCTCGCGGATCCGTGAGACGACATCCTTCGCGCCCCACAGCGTGTTGATTAATCCCAAGACGCCGCCGGGCTCGAGACGTTGACGAGGTCCCGAGGTATACCAATCCCAGATCCCGTCGAGCTGATGACCCGTCGGATCGAGAGCATCCTGTTCGGCCACGATGTCGTCGAGTAAGACACAGTCTCCGCCGCGGCCGGAGATGGTGCCGCCGGTGCCGATGGCAAAGAATTCTCCGCCGGCCTCTAAATGCCAATGCCCGGCGCTACGGCTGTCTTTCGCTAACGACACGCCGGGGAACAAGCTCTGATAGGCCTCCGAGCGAATCAGGTTGCGGATTTGACGCGAGAAGCTGACGGCCAAATCCGCGGTACGCGAAGCGCCGATAAATTTGTGATGCGGCTCGTTTCCCAAATACCAAGCGGGGAAGAGAATCGATGCGAGAGAGCTTTTCCCAAAGCGTGGGGGCATCGCAATCGTAATGCGTTTGCGTTTGCGTTCCGCCAGCTCCATCAGCGTTTGGGCAATACTGCGCAAGTGCTGTCCATCTTTCCAGCCCGGAAAGACGCACTGCGCAAAAGAGTACAGATCTGCACGGGCCCGTACGGCGACGCGCTCTCTCCGTTCGGCTAAGAGCTGTTCCCCGCTTAAGCCAATACGCACCGAATAGCGGCTGAGCTCTTTGCGCTCGCCGTCATCGAGCACCCCGCCGGAGACAAAGCGTTCAAACAGCGCTCGCGACATTACGCAGACAGCCCATTACCGTACAAGGTACTCCAATTCCGTACAGACGTCTATCCCTTCCGGACCGAATGGGACCCGCCACTACAGAAGTAGTTCGGAAGCCGTGCGCCAAAAAGGCGAAACAGTGCTAGGCTAAGCGCAAGCAATACGCTTCGAACGAAAGATTCACCCTTATAGACAGCGGCTCGTTCCCTCGTGGAATGGGCCGCATTTTTCTGGTCTGCACGCAAAAAAAGCTGGAGCAAAGTTTGCCTCCCCTGCTCCAGCAAATGGTCGAGATTTAATGCAGTTTCAGTGTACGTCCCGTGGAACCAACTGGCAAGTCGGTCGCCCCACTTCCAGTGCTGTTCCTAAACATTCTTCGCACATCGGCAGCGAGAGATGTTCTGTAGAGAACACTTCGCGTAGTTGCCCGTCCCGGCTGCGAATTTGTACTACCCTTCGCCCCGGTAACGGCCCGTCTACTAACGCGGCATCCTGTATTTCTACAGGCTTGCCGCAGAAAAAGCAGTGAATACTGCGACGTTTCATGTGTGCGTTGGTTTTTGCCATGCAGGAAGTGTAAAGCGAAAGGTCTCGTTTGCATCCGTTATCGCGGAAATCTTTTTCAGCTCCCGATTCGTCTCATTCGCACCATTCCCCGGATTTGCCAAAAAACCTGTGGAAAAGCTATAAGCGGAAGGGATCTTCTTGGACTTTCTTTTCAAGTGCCTCCAGTTTCCGCTCCAGCTCCTCGAGACGCTTCTGATGCAGGTCCAAGCGCCTCGTATTTGTCCAGGTAAACTGGCTGACCACCTTCCCGGCCTTCCTCTCCCGGTATCGTTTGCAGCGTTCTGCGTTGGTGAGCTTCATGTCACGACATTTTGACATATTTGTACGGAGACGTGCAGAATCAACGGGTCGTGTCAAACCGTGTCAAATGTCGGGTCGGTACATGTCGCGTGATCCCCAATCAGCCTATGCGACATGTGTCGTCGACATGAATCAGCTGCTGCGACACGTGTCGTGACATGCTGCGCGAGGTGCATTGCGGGAAGTTGGAGGTCGTAAGAGTGGAATAATATCGGCCGGTCAGCGAGCGTGGGCACCCAAAAAGGGGGCCAGGCAGGCTCGCGCAGGGCGGCGCCAGGGACCCGCGGAAGCAGGCCGGACAGGCCGCCGGCCGGGCCTGGCGAGCCCCAGGCCGCAGCACATTGCGGATCATTGCGGCCGAGCGCGTTGCAAACACAGCTGTTACGCATATGCATGGCGGTTTGTGAAACCGCCGCGCTTCCTTTGGCGCGGGATCGCCTGCGAGCTCGAGCCTGCCGGGCCGCGGGAGTGGAGCTGGCAATTGGCGCCAGGGCGCCGGCCGGGCGCGTGTCGCGACACGTAACACGATGTGAATATTGTTTTCGTGCGCATTGTTCTACGAATCCTGCGCACAGCGTGACGCCACGTTACGGACGCTGCGAACAACAGCGGCATACAGGAGTGGTGTTGTTCTTACCACTCCGCCCACGTCCGAGGGCGTCCGGCCGCCCTCGGGCACCTCGCCGTTTTGTCACATATCACTAAAGAACGCATCACATAGGACCGAATAGGACCTGGTACGTACGGAAACAGCTAGCCAGTGTACGGAAACTTGACAGATCCAAAAGCAGGGTAATGATGGGATTTCAGCCGGACAGCCACCAGGCAGCCGGTTGGGAAACGGAAACACACATGGAATACATCGAATACGGCTTAGCATGCGACGACTGCGTTGTCGCGATAGCCAACGACGATTACACCGGCATGGACGAACGCCAAGAACGCGCCACCCGTGCCGCCCTGAAACAGCTGGCACACCTCCAGATTCATCTGGTGGTTGGCGACGAGGTCGGCTATCAGTATCACCGCTGCAACGTTTGCGGCGGCCTGCCTGGCAATCGACACAAGGTCGGCTATCTCGAATAAAGGAACACACACATGACACAAATGGAACAAACCATCACCCGCAACCTGCTCACGCATCAGGTTGGTTATCAAATCTTCTGCCCACGCTGCCAGGCTGTGCTGGACGTTCGCTCCGCCGTGAGCCTGGACGTCTACGACGGCGAAAAACTAGCAGCCACAAAAGCCTTCTGCGCCAAGTGCTGGGCGAAACAAGGCGCCGGCATCACCGAGCGACTCGAGACCAAGGGATTAACCGTAAAAATAACCGACGGCCGCACGCTCTTCACGGAGAAACGAGTATGAGTAAAACCGATCAAGAGCGCATCGTGCGCGAGCTCTTGAACGGCGCCCGCACCGCGCTGCTCCAAAAGCTACCAAATATCCCAGACGGCTGGGATGGCCACGAACTGAGGCAGTGGGTAGCCGATTATTTCACCTGGCAAACGACAGCGCTCCTGCGCTCCGACCGCCGGCGCTTAAGCGACTACAAACAAATGGTCCTTACACGCAACCTCTAAAGCCACGAAATCCGGTACGCAACAGGTAGGGCACTCATCGGTGCCTCTCCTGATGCAGATCGCATCAGAAAGCACACACACATGACACACACAGAAACTCCCGCCAGCTACAAGGCAGGCGTCAAGACGGCCGGCGATACCGATTGGGTTTATAACGGCCTACGCTTCGCAACGGAGGAACAAGCCAAAGACTACGCCATCGATCTAGCTTGGCGCTGGACCTCCGTGAATGATTGGACCGTGACACCGTCCGATGAGCTCGTCAATTGCGACGCAAACGGCAGGCTGATCCGTACGGAGGCAAACTAATGGACTTCACGTTTGTCAACTGCGGCAGCCTCTGGTTGCTGCAGCCCGAAACAGAAGCCGCCAACGATTGGGTGGCCGAGCACCTGCCCGAAGATGTCCTGACCTGGGGTTCTTCGATCGCCGTCGAACCTCGCTATGTTGCCGACATCGCCGTCGGCATACAAAGCGACGGCTTAACAGTGGAAGCAGCATAGCCGAGTAATCGAACCGGGAGCATCGCTGGAGCGCGGTGCCGACGGCCCGACGATTCGGGAGGAAAGACACACACATGCAAACTACCAAGCAACTCGCCTCGCCCGTCGGAGGCGAGCTCTCTGTCACTGCCACGGACGGCACACACGCACGCGTAACGTTCCGTAATGCCACCGTCTATCGCAACAATTGGGACGGCAGCTTTCACCTGCACAAAACCGCGGCCGGTTGGGCTCTCTGGAACCACCACAAAGACGGCAACCTGACCGCCACCACACCCTACGAACAGCGCTATCAGTGCCTGTATGTAAGCGGCAAGTGGAACGGCACGAAACACGTCGAAGCTTCGAATGCTGCTCGCGAGTCACTGCTTCAGAAGTTTACACCCCTGGCGATCGCCGCGCTCGATACCGAGCTGCTGCTCACCGCCGAGTTCGAACACGTCCACAAAAAAATCGAGATTGCCCAAGCACGTCTCAAGCAACTAGCCGAAGAGGCTGCGGCTGAGCAGCGTAACCTGGATAAGCTCGGTGACCAGCTGTCCATTCTCATCACTCTCAGCAAGCGAGAGGTCGCCTAACATAGAACGGGGCGGCTTAGCCGGCCGCCCCCAGAATAGGGAACACACATGAACTATTACTTCGCCTACATTGAAAACCGTACCGTCAGCCGGAAGCGTGGCGAAAGCGTAGGCAGCCGCTTCTGCGGGCACCACCACAACACCCGACAGGAAGCTGAGCGCTGCTCGTACGAGCTCTGGCGCAAGGCATTCGGCAAGAACTTCGACGACATCGCAGTGCATAATCCCAACTACCGGCCGCGCACGCAGGAGGTGAAGGACGATGAGACAGACTGAACTGTTTATCACCGGCCGGCCGGGCGCCTGGAAAATCGAAACACATACGCTCGACGGCGAAGCACGCAGCTATATCGATACCTGCGAACTGAGTGCCGACGAACTGCGCCAAGAGATTTGGAACTGGTACGGCGACAGCGTCGACCAAGTCACCATCAGTGAAGACGAATCAGAAAATCTACCCTAAAGGAAAAACACACACATGAACACACAAGAAACCGACCGACTCCGGGCCATTCGCCAGGAGCTCTGCGAAATGGAGCAGGGCGAAGAGAAGCTGATCGAGAACCGACGAGTACGCCGGCTCAGTCAGAACCTCACGGAATTTGAACTAGTAGGCCTGAATGTACCACCGCAAGACCTCGCCGAAGCGGAGGCGCTGCTGAGCGATCCAACGCTAGCCGCCCCGTACGTGCGCCAGGAGGAGCAGCATGGCCTATAGACATATCCATCGAGCCATCACCGCCAAGTCAGAAGACAGAAGCTGGACTGCCTGCATTACTCCGGAGGAGTGCGCAGCATATCCAACGCGACAGAATGCGCACGGCAACATCGTGCGCGTAGATTGGTGCGATTGCGGCGCCCGCCGGCTCACCGAGATCAATCAGCACTGGCATAACCAAGGCCCCTGGATGGGAGCCGAGGAATGAATCCAATGATCGACGAACTAAAACGCTATTGGTTCCGACTGCTCTGCTTGGCGCTGGCAAGCGTAGCTGTCTGGTTCTCGTACGGATACCATCGCTACGCTGCCCTGCCCACCGTCAACGGCGTGCTCGATACGCGCACCGGCATTTGGATCAAACCTCACGTGGAAGATCGCAGCACGCCGGCACCGCAACGATAAGCACCCCGAAGAGAGCGCGTCGAGCGGGATACTACAAAACAACTAGTGAGCGGCGCCCCAAAGCGCCGCGCCTATTTCTAGAATATTTCCTCCCTGTTTGTCTTCAATCCCGCTCGGCTGCCAGCAAAAGCTGCAACACCTCCTTCAAATGATTCCGCTTCGACGAGGAGCGAACCAAGCGCATCAACCAAAATGCACACTCCCACTCCGCCGGCGTATGCGGCGCGTCCGCCCGCGTAGCAGCCCGGCGATCGCGCAGATAGTAACGTAATGCCCGGCGGATTAACTCCTCAACCGGTAACCCTTGCGCCGCGGCAAACGCCTTAATTCGATTGCGTTCTTCTCGCCGAATCCGAGCGCACGGCAAGCGTACGAATGTATTGTGTTTCATGTGTGTGTTGGCTCATCCGAATTACTTCTAGTTCTAGAACTACACCAGAACCACCCCCCACTCAGTACCATTGGCAAGATTGGCAAAAGTCCGCCAAATCAAGCGCTCGATAATCCGCCAAGAAATAATTACAGGTCTGTTAGGGTTCGCTGTTGAATTCGTACTGGGACTAGCTTATGATTCAAAAATGAATACATGCCTGGGGGGCCGCTGAGCGCGAATCGTGTACCTGCCAGGACCTGATTTCAGTACAAAATGTCCCGTGAAAAACAGACCCATTCTGTTCTTTAAAGCAGTCAAACCTGCAGCCATGCGGCTGACCCCACCCCGAACGCCCCCGCTTTTCGCAGACATTGGGAAAAAAATTGAGGTCCATCGAGCCTTAATGGGCCCCGCACTGCATTCCTCCCCAGATGTACCAACTAAAAACAGTAGAAAAAGCATGAAAAAGAAACTCACTCGTGGTCCGATCTTGTTATCGAACCCTAATACACACCTCCCAGGCCTGCGGTCTGAAGAGGTGTCGGTATTCGCGTATCGTCCTGCCGCCAATGGGCAGCGTGCGCAATTCGTTAGCTGGCAAAACGATGTTCTGCAGAACCATGATTTCGAACATTTCATTCGCGCCTTTCCTGCCCTTCTCGAGCAGCACGTCGAGCACGCCAAGCCGCGCCGCAAGGCCGCCGTACGCGAGCTGCTCGCGGTGATCCGCCGCTATACCGGCACCTACAAATGAGCCGGCGCCTATTGCGCCCCGGATGTCCTGGTGCTACCGATGCACAAAAGCAGACAGAATCTTTGCGCCAGGAGCTAAGCGCCATCAAAACCCTGCGCCGCTTGAGTGAGCTAAGCACCTCGCCGGCACTCCAAGCACATCACCACGAAATCGCCACGCGGCAAGAGCGTATCGAGCAAGAGTTGGCCGAGCGCCACCGCCTGTGGCTCGAGAGCCGAGAACCATGAAGACCCTCTGGAGCTTTGCCTTGGGACATCCGATCGCCGGCGAAGCGGGATTGGAATTTGTGCAGCACGCAGGGCCGATGCCGGCCGAGCGCATCCGCCAGTTGGTAGGCGGAGACTACGAACTACTACCGCTGCGCGACAGCACCTGCCTCGCGCTACGCACAGAGCGTGAGGGATTAGAACCGAACCCGCACTACCCTGGCTTGACGGGGCCCATCCTGGTCGGCAAGCTGGTCGGGGAAGACTTCGTAGGAGTCCTCGGAATCGAAACAGAATGAAGACGGACGAAAGCGTAAAGAAATATTGGGTGAGTTGGAATAGTACGAGCGGACCGTGCACGGTGCAGGTAGACGTGAGCCCGCAAGGCAACATCGTGTGGACGGCGCCACTACTCATGCGCTTCCGCGGACAGCCCTTCTCGCGCTTAGAAGCCTGGCTGAAACTTAATTTGTTCGATGCCCGCATCGAGCCACTGTGAAGCCGCTCGAAAATCCGGCCGCCTTTAATGCCTGGCTCGAGAGCATGCTGCCCCGAGCGGTGGATCAAAGCATGGCCATGAGTCTCGGGAAGCTGCGTAAGACCTGCACGCAAGCCGTCCACTCGATTCAGGGGAAACTCCCCTGCAGCTATCCGCTCGAGCTGCAGGTGCCGGTAGCCTTTGCCTCCATCGGTGCGCTGTATAGCCGGCTCGGCTGGAAGCTGCCGCCTCCCAAGGAAATCTGGGACATCTTCGACGGCAAGAAGCCCATTCCCTGGTAAATCCATTCCCGTACAGAGCACCACCTAATCGGTGGTGCCCGTATTCTTTCTGTACAGGCTTGCTTCGATTCCGTACAAGGGTGTACAACAGCGTTGGTGGCATTTCACGGCGATCCTCAGGATGCAAAAGCTGGCACCCAGATGAGTAGACTTCCGTTCCAGCAAACAGGATTCGGTTTAGAAAGCGCCCGCATGTCTGACTGCCTTCCAGCCTTAAGCAGGACACTGGCAGGAGCGACGGACTTCTGTGTTGATGTAAACGCCCTCCTCGAATTGAAGGCCGACCGGGGAGAGGATAAGGCAGCGGGTAATACCGATGGTCAGCTTCTATCAGGAGATGTATACAACAGAACGTGTCTTGCCGGCTACGCTCTCGCTGCCGGCAGCCTTGCTTCGCAGCTAGTGTCTATCACGCTTTTAATCGCCGGTATATAGCACCGGCCTCTCTAGCTTCGAAGCATCGCCTCACGCTCTCGTCACGCTGTATACGCCTTCAAGGGCGGGACGCTGTCTTTTATTTTCTCGCCCTAGCAGAATTCCTAGCCGTATCAACGGTACCTAAATCCCCACAATTCTCTTCTATCGACGTGTTGATTCTGTTAGGCTTACAAGTGCAGAGTGTGATAATCGGGACCTATAGGGACCAATAGCAACCGAAATACGTACTGGATCCGTCTAGTCTTGTACAGAAACGAAAGACTAGATTAAAGTAAACAAAGCAGTAAACCAAACAAAACAAACGAGAGTACCAAACAACTGATTCCCGTGTCAGGGAGGAGCAAAGGATTGAGGGCACGGGGACCACTATAGGAGCAGAGATAGGAATGGCTAGTCCAGCAAAGAAAGAAGAGTCGACAGAACTCCGCCGATGTTTGAATAAAGATGAAGCAGCCCGCTTCCTGGGCGTAACGCGACGACTGCTGTCTGACTTGATTCGAACCAAACGCATACCTACCGTACGAGTATCTTCGGCGGTGGTCTTGCTCGAGATCAAAGAGCTCGACAAGTTTATCGCCGACCACGCCACGTACGAAGTGCCGGCACCGCCGCATATACCGAAACGGAAAGCGGTAAAGCCACTCGTCAAGACGCGCTCGAAGCGAACCAAGGCTTTGAAGTTGTAGGCTTTGGACTCGACGTGTGTACAGAAACGCTCCATACTAGGGGAGCGGAGAGTGGAATATGCTCCTGGCGGTCGACCCAGGGGAAACGGTTTCGGGTCTGGCGGTTCTCGAAGAGGACGGCGGCATCGTGTCGTTAGCCGTACAGCCGAACCCAGAGCTGCTCACCGTACTACGTCACATTCATCCGCCGGCTGAGCCGCGGCAACTCGTGCTTGAGGAAGTCTCGAGCTACGGCATGCGCGTGGGGCGCAGTATCTTTCACACCATCTACTATTCCGGCCGGCTGTGGGAGGCCGCCACCGCGGCCGGCCTGGACGTCTTCTTAGTCCCCCGGATTGTGGTGCGTCGCAACCTCGCCGGTAAGCTCAACAGCGGGGACAAGGACGTACGACAAGCCGTCTTACGTCGTCGTCCCGAACTCGCTGGACATCCGGGCTTTGTCAGTCATGCTGTCCAAGCCCTTGGACTCGGGCTTGTGTTCCTTGACTACTCGCGCATCGGAGACGCCGACCGTTTTCGTTCCGCCGCGTAAGCTGTTAAACTAAAAGACGAACATCTTTCTAAACCGGATGTTTTCATGTGTGTGTCGGGCCGATCGGGCAACTGGTCGGCCTGACTGTTTCTAGAGCTCAAACGATTCGTCGTCATTGAGATTCACTTCCGGTAATTCCTCGAACGCTCCAATCTCTTTGTCGTAGGACAACGTGGTCTTGAGTCGCACGGGCTGCTCCCGAGCGAGCTCGTGCCAACGCAGCTTCCAGCAGTAGATGTCGGACAGACTCTGGGCGTGATCCTCGCGATCGACCGTCAATCCCACGTCGGCTTTAGCGCCCCAAGCGCTGGAACCCAAGATGTGCTGTCCGTTGGGGACGATATGTCCGTTGCGCTTCTGCGCCAGCGGCAGCTTCTGCGGATGTGCGATGACGACTAAAGCAATGTTCTCTTGTTGGGCGAAGAGTTTCAGTTGCGTCAAAGCGCTTGAGATCTGTGCCGACTCGTTGTGATAGCGATCGCTCGTCAAGTCGACGTAGTTCCAAGGATCGAGGACGACGATCTTGGCGTGTGTGCGCCGCAAGTTAGCACGTAATTGTGCCAGGATGTTGGGAATCGTCGGCGGCGCCGACTCGGCCTGTGTGAAGTCGAGGAAGGTGAAGTGGTCCTGCATGCGCTCGATCTCGGCGCGGATGCGATCGGCCGAGGGACGTTCAGCCATGGGAGAAAACAAGGGCAGCGAGGTCTCAAGCGAAATCAGCCGCAACACATGATACTCGGTGGGCACTTCGAACGAGCAGAACACGCTGCGCCAGGAGTGCAGCTGCCAAGCCTGCCAGCACAAGTAATCGAGGAATACGCTTTTGCCGCTCGCCGGCCAGCCGGTCAGGATGATCAGCAACGGCACCTGCCAGGAGAACAGGCTGTCGACCGAACGCAGGCCCGTGGTTAAGCCGGCGCGAGCTCCCTGCTGGTAGCGCAGCAGGATGCGGTCCATGATGTCAGAGGGGCGTAGGACGCTCGCGCTGACCTGCCGGGCTAGCGCGTCTCGGAGCAAGGCGCCCAGCGCTTCGCGGCCCTGCTCCATGAGCATTTGATTGGCATCCTTGATGCCCGCCGGGAAGGCCAGCCGGGTTGAGTTGGTAGCGGCATCTCGTAATTGCGTTGCGAGCGTATCGCCGGCCCCGTCGGCATCGACGGCAATCAGTACGAACTTCGTCGTCAGCAGCTTGCGCAGCTCGGGAGCTGCCAAGTAGCGCGGCCGCGTCTGTTCGTTGCCAGCCGCCCCTGGACACGAGAGTACGTTCTCGAGTCCAGCGTCGAGCACCGCCAGCCGGTCCATCTCGCCTTCGACGAGAATCAGCCAGTCGGGATCGGCCTTTACGCTCGCAATGTCGCTCACGATCGAAGGCGTCCCTAAGCGATACGAGAAGCGCTTGCTGTCGATATGGCGGTGCTTGGCGCCGACGACGAAGCCCGTCGGGTCAGTGACCGGAAACGACACCACCGCTTGACCCTGCTGGATTTCGATGGTGACGCCGGCCCGCTTCCAGGTTTCGCGACGAATGCCGCGGGTTTGTTCGAGCCAGGCCTCCGCGGTGTGGACAAGCTCCGAGTGCGAAGGCATGGGTTGATTCAGATCAAAGGGGTTCTTAGTCATAGGGGAAAAGCGTTTCGTGAAGGTTCGCGCTAAGCGCTCGGCGCCAGTGAGTTCGTCCCAACGTACGGCGCCGCTCGTGCCGCAGTGGTGGCAGTAGTACGTCAGCGTCTGGTCGTCACGCAGTACGGCCAAGTCGCGCTCGCGACTGTGCGCATGCCGGCGCGAGGGCCCGCATACGGGGCACGCCCAGCGACCACGCACTCCGGAGGACAGCCGGCCAAAGGCGTCCCACAATACAGTTTCGAGTGCGAGTTCGAGCATGCCCGACTACGTTACGATACAGTACAACTCTGTACGGCAGCGATGAGTTTCAGCTCGCAATAATACCGCTTGACACGCTTTCCGTCCAGCGCTACTATCGGCTCCTAGCGGGACCGATCAGCTCCGTACAGGTTCCGGTCGAAGGTTACGAATTTGCAGATCATCGATGATGTCGGCTTACCGCCGCCAGTCCTGGCCGCGCTCGATCGCAGCGAAAGCGAAGAGATCCCCGAGCAGTATGATTTCCGCGCTACTGCGTTGCTCGAGGCGCCGCAAATCCTGCAGCTGAAGCGCCTGCATCGGAACGAAATCAAAGCGGAAGCTTCCACTATGCTGTGGGCCATCTTCGGCAAAGGCATCCACATGGTCTTTGAGCTGGCCGGCTCGCCCGATGGCGAGTGGTTGCGCGAAGCTCGCATTTACCAGGAGCTTGATGGCGTCATCGTTACCGGACAGATGGATCTGCGCAAGCTCGAAAATGACTTGCTGCAGATTATCGACTACAAATTCACCAGTGCTTACGGGCTGGCCGACAAGATTCAGAAGTGGACTCAGCAGCTAAATGTGTATGCCTGGCTGTTGCGCCGCGAGACCAAGCAAGAGGTGGGTTCGGTCGCAGTGCTCGGGCTGTTCCGCGACTGGAACAAGCTGCAGGCCAGCCGCAACAAAGACTATCCACAGAAAGCTTTTATGCTGATCGAGCTGCCCATCTGGCCGCAGGAGCAGACCGAAGCCTTTCTGCGCGAACGCATCCGGTTACATATCGAGGGCTGGGCCATGGCGGAACTGGGCTTGTTTCAAAATTGCACAGACACGGAGCGATGGGTCGAGAAGCGCTGGATTATCCGTAAGCCCGGTGCACAGAAGATCTTCCGCTCCGCGCAGAGCCAGCAGGAAGCCGAGGAGTGGGTGAAGGGACAGAAGAGCTCCGGCCAATTTCAGATCATTCCCACTCGCTCAGCACCGCGGCGCTGCGTGGGGAACTGGTGTCGCGTGGCGGAGTGGTGTCCGCAGTGGAAGCGGGAGCAGGAGTTTAAAGAAAAGCAAAAGGAGAACGGAGACAATGCCAGAAAAATCTTCGAGCTTGACGACGACGATTGAGGGCGTCGCCTCGCCGAACATTCACCGCCGATTACTGAACGTACAGAAGCGGGTGGAAGTGTTGCAGAAAGAGGGGCACAACGAGTATCAGGGGTATGACTACCTCAAGGAAAGCTCGGTGGTGATTGGCACGCGGGAGGCCCTGATCGCGGAGGGCGTGCTGGTGGTGACCGATGTAGACCACTATGGTCCCGCGGATGCGTACGGAAACGTGTACATCAACGCCATCTATGAGTTTGTCAATGTAGACAACCCGCAGGATCGTATTACGGTGCGCATCCCTGGCAGCGGACGAGACCTGACGAAGAGTGGTCCGGGGGATAAAGCGCTGCCCAAAGCCATCACCATGTCAAAGAAGTACGCCCTTATGCTCGCGCTGCTTTTAGCGACCGGCGATGATGCCGAGCGGGCGCGAGAGGACGAGAAGCCGGGCGCAGAGATTCTGCCGAATCGTGCTGCTGCCCCGGCCAAGGCGCCGCCGCTTGGAGCCACCAGCATTCCTGTAGCGGCGCCTCCTCCGAACGGCAAAGCGGTGGACGAGAACGCCGACATGCAAGTGAAGCAGGCCGCTGGCATGATTGCCGGCGCTCATCAGCGGGCCGCCAGCATGAAGCAGGAATTAGAGCGCAAGGCGGCCGGCCTCGATCCGCTGCCGCTGGACGTGGATCTCAGCCTGGATGACGAGGATGCGCAGTGGGTCAAAGACATGACGCGCTTTGCCGAAGACGCGACTTCCGCTGAAGTCGTGGCCGAGCACTGGCTCAACAACATGAATCACATTCGCACGCTCGCCATGAACGACAAGCCCACCTACAACGAACTTCACCAGCTGTACATCGTGCGAAAAGCCAAGCTTGAGGCACGAGCCATGGAGGCGAATCGCTAAGCCATGCCGATCGAACTGACCGCCAATGACGTGGCTTGGCTCGAGAGCTATGCCGACGAAATTATCTTTTATCGTGACAACCAGCAACTCCAGCGGGTGCGCATCAGCTTCCGCCGGCAACGTTCGCCGCGCACCGTAGAGCAAAGCGAAGTACACGGAGACACGCTGCCGGAGGCGACCTACCTGGGGCGCTTAGAGCAGCACCGCTTAGACCACCTTCCCGAACCAGAAGAGGAGAAGCAAGAAGCATGAATGGAACTTCCGAGAAGACACAGGACAGCCGCGGCGTCCTGTTCTCCATCACGAATAAGCGCAGTGAAAAGGCGCCGGACATCCAGGGCTCGATCGAGGTTGAGCCGGACCTGGTGCGCCAGATGGTTGAACGCTACAAGCTCGACAAGGGCATCGTGAAGCTGCGTGTGGTGGGCTGGCGCCGTACTCCCAAGGCTGGCGGCAATCAGTATCTCTCGCTCGCTGTCTCGCTCGACGTAGAACCGGCCAAGAAGAAGGAGACCGACGAGGAGTTGTTCCAGCTGTGAAAGACCGCGCCTGGCTCGCCTACGTACGTCAGCTGCCCTGCCTGTGCTGTCAGGCGCCGGCTGAGCCGCATCACCTGCTGCGCGTACCGGACGGGGAGCGGGGCGCCGGGCAGAAGAATGGCGATCGCTGGGCCGTTCCCTTGTGCCGGCTGCATCACGAGGAGCTGCATCGGCTGGGCGATGAGCGGCGCTTCTTTGCCGGCTATCTCGATCCGGTAGCCTGGGCCGCCAAGCGGTATCAGGCGTTCCGGCACCGGCGCCTATGAGGAAGCTATGGCTCCTGCTGCTCGTTCTGCCTCCGTTTCTGATGGCCAGCTGGCTGGACTATCGCCTGCACGTGTGGGCACAGGTCTCAGCGCAGAATGGCCCAGTGATTTCGCTCTCTGTGCGTGGGCAACTCAAGAAGTTGACGCCGACCGAACGAGAGTTTCTGAACCAGGTAGCGCACGACATGCTGGCGCTCGAGCGGGCGCCCAAGAACAAATGACCGACGACACACATTCCAGCTGGATTCCGCCCGAAGAGGAGCCGGACCTTAGCGAAGGCCTGGCCGCTACCGAAGTAGCCGTCACCTTCGAGGCCATGTACCGCGGCCTGCGCACCATCCAAGGCGGTGTCACGGTCTCCCTGCAGCTGGTGCCCAACGATCCGGCAGTCGCCATCCTGCTCGAGGGCGGGCAGAATTCGGTGTGGTTCTGTTCGTTAGTCCGGCTGGGCGAGAACAGTCATACACCAGATCCGACGCCCTCGCAGATCGAAGGCGCCAAAGCGGTGCGGCGAGCAGCTGTGCTCTGCAAAGATCCCGAGTTTATTCGCTTCTGTGAAGAGCATGGCTACGTAGTCGCGCTGCTCGAGCAAGCGGCCGCTACGGAAGCCACCGTGAACTTTATGCGCAACTGGCTGGGCATTGCGTCTCGGGCGCAGCTGCGCAATGACAGCGCAGCGCGGGCCCGGTTGAGCGAGTTGGTGGATCGGTTTTACAGCTGGCGGGACGGACAGCGTCCGGGTGCGCCGCTGTGAGCGAGTGGCAAATTCCAGACTTGCGGGGCGGCTTGATTTTTACCAACAACCCGAAGGCGCAGTTAGGGGGACAGAGTTGGGAGGACGAAGACCGGGTGCTATGGCTGACCGAGACCGAAGACTTTGCCGACGAGGTGAAGACGCACGACCTGGTGCCCATCTGGTTGACGCATGGGCCACGCTCGGTACGCATCCTAGCGGATTACGATCGCATCCTCAAAGACCATCAGATCGCCATCCTCGAGCGCAGCGATGCGGTGGGCGAACAGTTCGCCCGCCTGGCGGCCGGCATATTGCAGCAGGTGGCGATCGTGCGGCGCGTGCATTACCCGCGCAACACCGAGCTGCGCACCTGGCTCGGGCAGTTCTCGAAAAGGAACTTAAAGAGCATGCTGCAATCGACTCCGCTCGCGCCGGTCGAATCTCCCTGGCCCGAGGCGCGGCCGCGTATCTACAAAGTGCTCGACGCCTGCGGTGCTCGGCTGCTGCCGGACGGCCGCATGGCGTTGTGGCCAGATCTGATTGCCGACGATCTGAATGAGTTGATGTTGATGGAGTGGGACGACTGGGGCCTGCAGGAATTTGTGGTGCTGAACGACTTGCCGGACGACGAGACCTATCACGACTACCTGGTGCGCTATGCCGCCCAGCGTCGGCGGGAAGAGTCGCTCGAGGAATATCTGAAGCGAGTGTTTGCGTAAAGGAGACGGGATGGTTATCACCCCTGAGATGGAAGCCGCGCTCTATAGCGCTGGCATCAATATTCACCTGGTGCAGCTGCTGCCCAACCGGGACGTCAAAGACGACGAAGGCTGCACCACGCGGGATCGGGTCTTCATTGCATTAGTTGCCCGCGGCATCGATCCGGTCGCCGCGGTGGAGGTGGCCTATCCGGAACACGAAGCCGACGATGGCCCCGAGCGGCATGCGCAGCGTTTGCTGAAGCGCCCCGAAATCCACACCGCCATTATGGACATCGCCGCCAAAGTGATCCCTAGCGATTCGCCGCTGTGGGTGGCCCGCTTCGCCGTCGAGAAGTTGGTGATGGTCATCCGCACCACCGACAACGAAGCGCGGGTGATCGACGCCTGCAAGGCGCTGATCTCGGTATTGGGCAAGAGTCTGTCGGAGCTGGTCGCCGCATTGCCCACCAAGCGTTCCCGCCGGCAGCGGGAGCAGGACATCCGCAAGGTGATTGACCTGGCTGTCGATCGAGTGAGCCTGCAGTGAGGGCGCTGGCTGGTCCGCCGGCACAACGGCTGCTCTTGCTGCGCGATGCGGCACAGTATCTGGGCATCTCGCCGCAAGCGCTCAAGCACAAAGTGCTACGCGGCCAGGTGAAGACCGTCAAGATCGATCGGCGCTACCGCTTTGACATCGAAGCACTGGACGAACTGATCCGCTCGCATTTGTTCACCATCGACGAATTCCGCCAAAAGACCAAGAAGCGAGCCAAGAAGAAACGAGGACGCACACATGCTGACAAGTGAGCAATATGATCAACTATCCTGCCCGCACTGTAACTGCGTGGCAGAGATCCATGACGGGGACGGCCCTTCGCAGGCCGGCGCGTATGCGTTCTGCAACGCATGCTTAGGGTATTCCATATACACCGAGACAGGCGTACGCAAGGCGCGGATGCCTGACTTTGAACGGCTGCGGGAACGCAACCCGAATGGACTGCTGTGGCTCATTGGGGCCAAGCTCTGCGAGATCGCACGACGCCGACACCACGCCGCATTGGAACGGCACGCACGCAATTAAAGGAGCTCGCTATGGAAGCAGAACAGGCTAGTCGGCTCAAGATGATGCTCAACGACGCAGCGGATGTATTCGTTGAGGTCATTGCCGAACGAGTGGATTACATGCAGGGGCGCCGGCAACGCGTCTTCGATATGGAAAAGACGGCCGAGTATCTGGGTGTAACCGAGAATGCGGTCTACCAGATGGTGAAGGAAGGCAAGTTAAAGCCGGTGCGCTGGGACGCACGCAATCGCTTCGATGTCTACGATCTCGATCAATTCATCGCAGCGCATCGTAACAACGGAAAGAAAGAGAAGGAGTAACACATGAATACCGTTCGACTGATTTGCTTGGTATTTGCATTCGTATTGTTTGTTTTAGGCGGCCTTATACAGGGCGAGCCACGCTTTCGGCTGGGCTGGTTCGGCATGGCGTTCTTAACGCTGGCGCTGTGGCTGCATGTCTGAGTGGATCGCATGCGTCGTTTGCGGGGCAAGCACCCGCCGCCTATCCGATGACGACGCAGAAGACCCGGCGGTCGCTTGCCCTTGCTGCAGAAGGCACTATCCTTCTTCGCTGATTAAGGCGGTCTACGACGACTTTCAGTATGCCGTGAAGTTGAAGACCGGAGAAATTATCGTCTTTTCAAGGGCGGAGATCTCTGGAAACTATGCTCGCCTAATGGGTCGGCCGGAAGCGTATACCAGCTACCAATCGCATGCTCGCTACCCCATCGGACGAGGTACGGACGTGCGCGTGTCTGACATTGTTTGGTGTGAAGACTTGGGGTAACAAGGAGAAGCAAAATGCCGTTATATGAAATCGCGATATTGAAGAAGCCCACCAAGAAGGAGGCGGAGGAACAGGGAGCAACAGAAGAGTTACTCTTCGGCCCTACCCCCATCGTGGCGCGGGATCCACAATCCGCCCTGATTGCCGTCATCGCCCAAAAGAATGAAGACATCAAGATTGACCCGAACCGCTGCGAGGTCTTGATCCGCCCTTTCGCGTAGCGCCGGAACTCCCAGCGGCGCACTTGAAGACGATCGAACAAAACTGGGAGGTCGCAAAGCAAGCGGGGATGCAGCAAGCAGCAATGCAGCAGCAAGCAGCAATGCAGGATTGGAGGAATTGGAACTATCAGCCCATGTCTATCTCGCAAGCCCCCGGCATAACGTACAGCTATAGCGGAGGCCAGTTGGCAAATCTTATGACGACCGGAAGTCCTATAGCAACCGATAGAACCACATGAGCGAATTGGAAGAAGTAAAGCAGCGCCTGCTCAACTTGCTCGAGCACATTGCGAAAGAGATTCGCCCCTGCCGGGCGTGCGGCACGCCGCTCTATTTCGTGCAGCACGAGAGCGGCCGGCTAGCGCCTTACACGGCAGAAGGGCTAAACCATTTTGCGAACTGTCCGCAAGCAGAACGATTTCGTTAAGCATGGCTAGGTCAGGTCCGGCGCGGCCTGGCGGGGCCTGGTCAGGTGAGGTAAGGGAAGTATCCATTTCAAATCCGGTAAAGGAAGACAAGGATGATTGAGACCTACGTAATAAAGATTCGAGGCTTATCTCCGTTGCTGCATCACCGCTACGGCGGCGAGCAACCGACACAGCCGAAACCGAGGGTAAAGACGCAGGCGTGGATTGACTCTATGCACAAGAAGGATTGGACCACCAGCGCTTATTGGGATGAGCAAATCGGCTTTCATGTTCCTGGCGATTCAGTAAGCGCCATGTTGGCGGAAGGCGCCAAGCGCATGCGTAAGAAGCCGACCTTTGAAACCTTCTCCGAGTGTCAGGAGTTCATGCTGCCGCTGATCTACTACCGCTCACCGGAAGACAAAGAGGGCGTTTACTTGAAGGGCAACCTAGAAGACTACTACGTTCGCGAGCACATTGATCTCAGGCGCTCCGTAATCCCTTCAACCGGCGCCTCGGTTGATCGCTGCCGTCCAGTGTTTAAGCACTGGGGGCTTGAGTTCACGGTGAATATCGAGAACCGCTTTCTCTCGTTAGCTGACCTGCAGAGCGCCATGGAGTGGGGATGCCTGTGTGATTTTCGCCCCCGCTTCGGACGCTTTGCGGTCGAGAAGATTGAGCAGCGCAAGGCGCGTAAAACGGCATAGGGCTTGTGACTGGACGAGTCGGGGCTTGGTCTGGAATGGCGTGGCAAGGGAAGTATCCAAGCGAGGTTTGGCGTGGCAGGCCGTGCTGAGGCGAGGCGCGGCGAGGCGCGGTAGGGGAAGTATCAAAACAGATTTGCAAATGGCATGGCAGGTGAGGCCTGGTGAGCCGAGACTGGGCATGGCGAGGCGAGGGAAGTATCCAAGAAGTTTCGGCGCAGTAGGATCTGGCGTGGCGAGGCGATGCATGGCATGGCGGGGAAAGCTAGGGCAGGGAGAGGCAGGGGAAGTATCCATCGAGATGAGGCTTGGCTGGCTTGGGTGCGGCCTGGTAAGGCCAGTCGAGGCGCGGGTTTGGCTTGGTGCGGCATGCCGTGGCATGGCTGGGCTTGGTGAGGTCTGGGAAGTATCAAAGCTTTGAGTTGGGGCTGGGCGCGGCTTGGCTCGGCGAGGAGGGGAGAGGCAGGGCAGGGGAAGTATCAAAGTTGAGTTTCGGCTGAGGCCAGGCTTGGTCTGCTCGGGAGTGGCAAGGTAAGGGAAGTATCAAAAGTTTAACAAGAACAGGCGAGGCTTGGTCAGGTTGTGCCAGGCATGGTGCGGCATGGCTTGGTGAGGGAAGTATCAAAAGTTCAATCAGGACAGGCCTGGCAGGGCAGGGCCCGGCCAGGCAGGGCGAGGCGAGGGAAGTATCAATCGACACACATGATCAATCCAATACGCCCACATCCAGAGTGGAAGCAGCTCTGGCACGAAATGAATACGGTGCTGGCGACCGGGCAGCTATGGGGATATAGCGAGTTGCAAACGATCGCCGGCATTGACGTACGTAGCAGCCGAGGACGAGCACAGTTTCTGCGCTTCGCCAGAGAAGTAGAAGACAAGCTGGACCTGCACTTCGAGTGCGAACGCACCATAGGCTATCGCGTCGTGAAGGCTAACGAGCACGGCACGTGCAGCCTGGGGCGTGTGCGGCGTGGGTACCGGCAAGTGAAGCGAGGAGAACACATCGCCTCGCATACGCGCACAGATGAATTAACGGCGACAGAAGCGGCGCGGCTGATGAATGTTTTAGCGCACACCGGCCGGCTCTTATCACATTTTGCCGGCGAGACAAAAGTGCTGCGTAAGAACGAAAAAGAGATTCGCCGCGGGGGAGACCTTCCGCGCCTACTAAAACCAGTGGAAAACAAATGATATGACGTTCGGAGAATGGCTGAAGCGTGCTCATCCACGCCATCCCTTTGAGCACGACTTTCGCATAGATGCGTTGTTCTACGAGCAGGAGGGCGAATCGTTTGCAGAGGAAGACTTTTCCGATGTGCGCGACCTGATCAGCAACATGGAGCATGCAACGGGACGTGGCAACCGGCCGTGCGCGGAAGCGGTAGAGGGCGCCGTACGCTGCTGGGTGCGCTGGCGCCAGAGCGAAGAGAGAAGGGCGTCTGTGCCCAGAGAGGAATGAAAGTCATCATCGCCGGCAGCCGAGTAATTACCGATTCGGCCATCGTAGAGAAGGCGATCGCCGAAGCCGGCTTCAACGTCAGCGAGGTTGTTTCTGGCCACGCGAACGGGGTGGACAAGGTGGGCGAGAACTGGGCGTGGAGACGCTTTATCCCGGTACGCTGTTTTCCCGCAGACTGGAATCGCCATGGCAAGTCTGCCGGCGTACGACGCAATGAACAGATGGCTGCGTACGCCGAAGGCCTCATTGCTGTTTGGGATAACCAAAGCCGCGGCACGCAACACATGATCGAATGCGCCCGGATAAAGAAGCTGAAAGTCCACGTTCACATTCCGTCGGCGTTTCGACGTGATCCAGCTGAGTATGTTTCTAACGGAGACGAAGGATCGGAATTGGGCTGGGCGCTGGCGGACGAGGGCATGCAGCGGGCTGACGACCACAAATCGGAGGAGTGGAAAGCGGCAGCCGATCAAGCTATCGAGGATACCGCCCGCGCTCTCCCGCAATTAACCACCGACGACGTGCGGGGCCTGCTTGAAAAGCGAGGCTATGGCACCAAAAATTGCAGCGCGTTAGGAGCTCGCATGAAAGCGGCCAGGATACAGGGATGGATTGAGCCGGCGGGTGCGGTGAAGCGCTCTAAGATTTCCTCTACGCATTGTCGGCCCCAGCCTGTTTGGCTATCTCTCATTTACCAAGGCAAATAGATTTATGTTGACCGAAGAAACTCAATCAGATCCAAGGCTGAAGGAATCGGTAATGCGGCTCGATGTGCCAATACGCGTCAAGAACGCTTTGTACTTTGGCCATGTTTGCACGATCGGCGACCTTGTGAACCAAACTCCAGAGTCGCTGTTTCGCTTAGACCAATGCGGAAAGGGCGCCATTCGCTGTATTCACGAAGCGCTTGCCAAGCTCGGTCTATCGCTGAAGGCCGGTTAGCTACAGTTAGCGTAGGCGCTTATGCTAATCTAATGGGCGTATGAACACACCAAGCAAGCGCAAGAAAAGGGATAGGCCGCTCCCCACTGCGGTCAGCGGCACACTGAAGTATTCACTGCTGAATGCAGCAAGTCTACTGGGCCGCGCCGGAGGCAAGGTAAAAGTGCCGAAGGGCTTTGCCCGGATGGATCCGGCCAAGCGAATCCAAGCGATGAAGAGGTCGTTAGCCACTCGCAGGGCGAACGCAAGAAAGAGGCGGGCAAATGAAAAAGCGTAAGAAGACCACCTACGACGGCGTATTTTGGACCCTCGCCAAGAAGCCGGGCGTATACAAGATCCGTACACGCTTACTACGCGAGGATCATAAAGAATCTTGCAAGACCCTGCATCTGGCAAACGACCTGCAGGCGGAAGAGGCCTGCGAAGCCTGGAAGCAAGAAATCCAGGGCAAGAAGAGACAGCCCGGCGGCCCGCTCACGATCGGCGATCTGCTCGACGCCAACCTGAAGGACCAGGAGTATCACAAGAACAAAGCTATCGATGATGTACGCACGCGTATCGAGAAGCATCTGCGGCCGGCGCTCCTCACGATAGACGGCAAGCAGGTCAAGCTTGGAGATCTGCCGGCCAAAGATCTGACCTTTGACATCCTGCGGGATTACGTATTGCAGCGCCGCAAGGAACCCACACGAGGCGGCAGGTTAACTTGCGATCGCACGGTGAACCGCGAGATCGATTGCCTTTCGCATGGCTGGAAACTAAAGCGGGACAAGCTGCCGTTCTTCAACTTCGCTGTCCATAAGGTAAGCGAAGATGGCGGCATTCGCACTGGAGTCTTCAGCGAGGAAAATTATCAGCGGCTCTTCCACCGGTCTCCATCCTTCGCGAAGTTGCCGCTGTCTGTGATTCGCTTGACCGGCACGCGTCCGGGGGAGTTGCTCGAGACGCTGTGGGAATGGGTGGACTGGGCCGAGGATCCCTGGGTGATTCGGGCGCCCGGCGTAGCCAGGAACGAAGCGGGCACTGAGGCAGGCATCACGAAAAATACCAAGGAGCACGGCATCCTCATTTTCGCGGAAGCGCGAGAGCTCCTGAAGTGGGCCTATCAGACGCGCAATCCAGATTGCCCTTACATCTTTCAGAAAGATGGCGAGCGGCTGACCTACAGCAAGTTCTACAACGCGTACAAGGAAGTGCGCAATGAGCTTGGGCTAAAAAACTTGCCTTACGATTTGAAGCGCCTAGCAGTCGTCAGCATGTTGCGTGATAAACAGCCCACCAACAAGATCATGGCCATGACGGGACACCGTGATCCCAAGATGATTATTCGCTATGGACAGATGAAGCTCGAAGACGCCAAGCAAGTGGCCCGTGATCAAGAGCTCTATCTCGAGAAAATTAGAAAGGGGGACAAAATGTCCCCCTTTACTGAGTCCACATCCGAGCCAAAAGACCTCGCAAAGACCACTTCAGTTCAGTCTGCGGACACGATTGCGGATCCGCCAATTGTCTCGCCTGACCGCGAGAAATTGAACTAAGCCGCAAAGCGAAACGAGCATATATCGTGCACTTAACTACTTACAAACACTTGGCGGAGAGGCAGGGATTCGAACCCTGGGTGCACCCTCTTCGAGCGCACGACGGTTTAGCAAACCGCCGTTCGTTCGATGCTGGACCAACGGCCAAGAAAATATCAAGCACTTACGCCGAATACATAGGGGATTGTCCTTGGTGCTAAACGATAGCCTAAGCTGCGAAAAAGATAAATTGCGGACGGATTGCGGACTGGATAGTGGCAAACACTGTGAATATTTTGCCATTGCGGCCACTAAGTCTGGCATGAGCATATTAGTCAATAGACACGGCACTGAAACGTGGGGGACTAAAGTGTACAAGATTAATAATGCAGATGGAAGCTAATAAATACAGAGGCCCCTTCTGGCCCCCTGCAGCGGGGGACTGATATACTCGCAGACGTAAGGGGAAAGCTTAAAACACACACATGACACGACGACAAAAAGGAACGGGAAGCATCCGTTATCGACAAGGGAAATGGCAAATTCGCTGGCCAGACAGAGAGGGAAATTCCCAAAGCGCATTGATCAATGTGCGCAGCCGTGACGCAGCGGAACAGGAGCTGCAGAAGCGAATACAGGCAGAGCAGGAGCGGATGCCGCCAAGCCCCGGCCCTGAAGAATCCTTAGGCCCTGGGCAGAAGGGTTCGCTCCGGCAAAAGCCAAATGGGATCTGGGAGTTTCGCTACTACGATGAAGCGGGTGAACGGCAGTATCTATACGCCAAAAGCCTCGAGAAACTAGAGGAAAAGCGGCAGCAAATTCAGCCAGGGCTCAAGCTGGTTCCGCTTGCTCTTCCGTCGGCGCCCCCTGGAACAGACGTGACGCTCATGCCAGATGGCCGGTGGCGCCTGCGCTGGAAAGACAAGAACGCTAACCAGCGAAATGAATACATCCTCGTTGCCGGCGAGACAGAGGCCAAACAAGAGCTCGCAAAGCGCTACTCGCCCGCAGAAGAAAAGCCGGTCACCAGCGTCCAGAAACACCGATCGGACTACACGGTCACCATTCGACAAAAGAAGAACGGTAGCTACGAAATTCGCTATTACCTGGACGGCAAGCGCAAGAGCCAATACGCCCCCACAGCTGAGCTTGCCGAGCTAAAGAGGCAGAATCTGCTGGCCGGCGGAGGAGGCGAAGCCTTGCAGGAGCTATACGCTCTAAAAATTGCACAACTGAGCGCAGCGCTAGAAGCCCTGAAAAAAGAAATGAAGGGATAAAATTGACATTCGCCATGAGTGCAAAGCGCATCAAGAAACACAGGCAGGGTGGAAGAATTGTGCGACTCCCTCCGGAAGCAGTGGAGGTGATGAAGGAGCAGGACAGGCTCTTTCAGGAAAAGTTCGGACGGCCGCCAGGGCCGGACGACCCTATATTTTGGGATCCGGATGAGGCGGAACCGAAGCCGTATACCGCAGAGAAGATGGAAGAGCTGTGGAGCGAGATTGTGCAGGCAGCGGCGAATGCGGGAATTGACCCAGCCGCAATCTACGCCATGAAGAAGACGGGACGGATTCTAACGGAAAAGTCGCCGGCCACAAGAGAACAAATTGAAGAATGGAACCAGGCGATTGCAGAGTACTACGAACGACAGGGACATGCCTGACCAAGATGCCTTCGACAGAAGAAGTCTTCGCGAGGTTACACGCTTATATCGACCGGGTTCACGAAGAACGGGTCCGCCTGCGTCAGGAACGAGACCGCTACCGGGCCTCGTACGAGGGGGCGGTGGCTGCGGCGAAACACCTAGAGGATCAGGTAGGATGCCGAGACGTTGAGATCCAGCGGTTGGTCGAATATATCGTAGAGCTTCGGGACGCACTGGAACAGGTGCGTAGAACCGATTACGTCTCGAATCACCTGTGCTGCACTTGCTACATTTGCAAGGCGCTAGGCGCTAAAGAGAGGAATGCCCCTGTCGTCTAAAGAGCGCCTAGTGGCAGAACGCTGCATCGAGATTGCCGAGACCTACTCGGATCAGATGTGGCGGCTCTATAAGCGCGGCTGGGGGCCGGAGCGGGCGGACCCGCACTGGCAAGGACTTTCGGACGGGGCCGCAGAAGTCGCCGAATTGATTCGCAAAGAATTCAAGATTGCCGCCAAGGAGATTCGCTGAATGCCCAACAAGGAGTGGCATATCTACCCCGACGTGCAGCCGCTAGCCTACGAAGACTGGGTCGCAGAGGTCGAGAGGCTGCTCCAGCAAGAAGGGTACCCGTGGGAGCTATACACCGAGCGTGACGGCATTCTGTTTGAATTGTGGGTAGAAGGCTTCACGCCATGGTTTGGAGCGGAAGAGGCCCTGATTACGACATGAGATTTAGGCTGCGAGGAGCGGAGAGAATGGCCCCTGACAATTGGCTGGCCGAAATCTTGGATGTCTTCTTCAATGGACGTCCCGCCAGGACGACTGCCGTCCCGAAGGTTACGGTGCAGGAATTGGTCCGGCGCAAGACCTCGCACATCCTGCTGGAGGGAAAGCTGTACCGCATAGAGGTGCGGGAGGTAAGTACGAGCAAGGACAAGTGAAAGAAATGCCCCCTAACGATCCAGTGAATCATCCCGCGCATTACACCTCGCATCCCGCCGGCATCGAATGCATCGATGTGGTAGAGCACATGTGTTTCAATTTGGGCAACGCCATCAAATACATTTGGCGTTTCGAGAAGAAGAACGGCGTGGAAGACTTAAAGAAAGCCCGCTGGTATTTGAACCGGGAGATCGCGAGGCTAGAAAGAAATGCCCCTTGACGACCGGAGGCCGTTCTGGACGCGAAGCCGTTTCCGTTGGCGCTGCGGCTATCGCGTGCCACGCTGGCTGTATTACCGGAAGCTAGAGGAACTAGCGGCGGCCGGCATACGCCACGAAGACCTGCCTCCCATGTCCTATTACGCCGTCATGCGGTTAAGCGCAGAAGAAGCGCGGAGAATGAAGAGAAATGGTAAATAGCCTCACGCCGTCTGCCATTGTGCAGCTCATCTTTCTAATCGGACAACTGTTCTTCGTTGCCTATCTGGCCCATCTTGCACGTCAGGACCGGAAGGCAGATCGTCAGTTATTGGAAAGCATGGACCGCATCGAGATGCTGTTGACGAAAGAGGCGCAACAACGCCGAATTATCCAGAAGGTCACAAGCCACTGAGGAAATCTGAAAAATGCCCCTGACTGAGGAAGACAGCGGCCAATCGTCCGCAGAAGATCAAGAAGACGAGCCGTTGGCGAGTGTATCGTTAATGCCTGCGGAATGGTCGTTTGTCATCTCCTGTTTGGCTCGTGTGGCTCAAGAGCGTCTCTCGCAGACAAAAGAGTGCTGTGCTTATGCTTACAAGATGCAATGTAAGATCGTTGCCGGATTAGCGGCACAGGAGAGGAATGCCCCTGGCGCAGGACAATAGCAGCATGCCGTCCGCAACGCGCTACAAGAGCCTGACCCTGATCCTGCAATCAGAAGATGGCAGCACCCGGATCAAACTAGACGATCCGAGTCGCGACCTGATGCTTGCTGACAGCATCATTGCCCCGTTGGTCCGGTTGCACGAATCTACGATGGGCGAACCTGCGGCAACCGAATTGCCGTCCTGCAAAACTCCCTCGGAGGAAATCTGAGAAATGCCCCCTGAGACGGAAATTAGCATTACGCTTACGTTCGCTGAATGGGTAGAAGTCATGGTTGCGGTAAGTGGCGCGGCACACGCTAGCTCGGCAGACAAAGTAGTCGAACTGTTAAGGGAATCGCACTGTACCATCTCGCAAACCTTGTTAAAAGCACATACGGCATATGCCAAGGAGAGAAATGCCGCTGACGCAGGACAATAGCCGCATGCCCAGAAATCCGTTTATGCCGGGGTCGCTCGAAACAGTATCGGTACATTGGCTTGCACGCCAGTGTCTCTCCGCCAGGAGAGGATTCCCGGCTCCCATAAGTGCCTCCGAGGAATCCTAGAAATGCCCCTGCCTGAAAAAATCCCAGAGAGCTTTGAGCGTGCTGTGGTGAGTGTGGAATATGATCTCGACAAGAACTGGAGTCACGTAGGGCTGGCGTGCGGTCACACTAGTTATGTACTGGATTACTGGAATGCGCCCACAAAATACTGCCCATCGTGCGTGCATCAGAAGCTAAAGGCCCTACTTAGCGTCAGGCCACCGGACGGACATCCAGTGGACATTCCAGAGGAGTCTTGAGAAATGCCCCTGGCGCAGGACAATAGCAGCATGTACCTCTTCGGCCCAGAAGATGCAGGAATCAGCCTGAATACGGAAAGTAAACTGCAAGCCGCGCTCCGCACGGCAGATGCCTGTGCAATCGTTGCAGAGCAGTATGCGGCAGAGATCCGGCGATTACAGGCAGGAAACGATTGGGAGGCCAAGGCGGCTGGAGCAGAAATGGCAGCGGCGTTGATTCGTTCCCGATTCAACGTTCTTTACGTCAAGCCTGCAGGAGAAATCTGAGAAATGCCCCTGTATCGTGAAAAGCTTCAGCGCGTCGAGTTCCCGCGTAAACAAACCAATGTCGTAGATCGACTGGTGCGTCCCGTTGTGCGATTGTATGCACGCATGGGAGAATCCGGCACGATCAACTTAGAAGCACTGGCGCGTGATTGCTACATGCAGGGACTACTAGATGGTGTTCAGATAGCACCGCGATTGCTTCTCGCAAAACTACCGAAGGAGGAAATCTGAGAAATGCCCCCTGTCTTTAAAATCGGCTCTCGCGTTCGATATCGCTGGGGGCATCGGGATACTGGGACTATCACAGGCCGCGTTCGCTGTAGCGTTTTCTGTTGGTCTGTGTGTTGGGATCACGATCCGCATGGATCTCGCGGCGTAGCGTACGAAGAGAATTTGGAGTTAATCGATAGCGCACCAGCGTCCATGCTACAGCCTGAAACGGAGAGAAATGCCCCTGGTTCCTGAAAAGCTCAGCGTTGCGTTATACCGTCACGAATGGCGCTTAGTGCTTGCTGGACTGTTGGTGCTAGAAAAACAGGTGGTATTCAAGGAACCGGATTTCCCGCAGATCATCGTGGACATCCATTTGGCTCAGCGCGTGATTGAGAAAGCTGTCAAGCGCGAAGAAACTCCTGAAGACAAGCCACAGGAAAATCTCCAGCCGCAAACACCTGACGAATAACGCCACGTCCGATAACTAGGAATACTGTAAGCAGGGGAGAGGTTGTTCCTGCCTCGCCCCCGTTGCATGCAATCGCGCAGTTCTCTCGGTGCTCTCAGTAAGCTAAACGGCTGAACTGCTCGAACAGTAATATATCACTTCTTCCCTGCAAATCGAAAAGCCGGGATAGCGTCCCGGCCTTCGAAATCCACCTTGTAGGGCAGAAAGGAGGTTCGTATGAACCTTCTGATACTGCTCCTGATTGTACTACTGGTCAGGAATGCGCGGCTAAAGATCGAAATCGATCTCTAGCTAGCGCAAGAGGGCGGGCGGGTCACATCCATCCGCCCTCTCAGCATCTAATATAAAGCGAACGGCTACAGCCGAGACAGCGCCCACAGAATCAAAATACAGACCACCACAATAAAGGCCGCCATCAGTAGCAGCGGTAGCAACTAGTCTTTGTCTTCTTCTTTGGCTAGCGGGTTCACCATCGGCGGGTGGCTCTCCGGCGGGGCGAGTGCCCATACCCAGCCGATGCCCGGCACATACACCTGCAGCCAGCGCGGATCATCGCTCGGTGGCCGGTTGATCGGATTGGTGACGGAAGCGTCTTCGCCACCACCCCCACCACCACCTGGGGGCTGCGGAGGAAGAACGATCGGATGCGACGGATGGCCGGGACTCGGCCAAATCCCCGGTGGGTAGAAGATGGGATGCTCCGGATGTCCCGGTGATGGCCAGATCCCTGGGGGCGGATTGTAAATCGGATGCGTGGGCACGCCTGGGCTGGGCCAAATGCTCGGCGGCCAATAGATTGGGTGGGTGGGGCGGCCTGGGTCCGGCCAGATTCCCGGCGCGGGCGGGACCACGATAGGGTGCGTGGGCACGCCGGGCGACGGCCAGATGCCGGGCGGTGGATTGTAGATAGGATGTGTCGGCACGCCAGGAGAAGGCCAAATGCTGGGCGGCTGTTCCGGCGGCAAGACGATGGGATGCTCCGGATGCCCCTCGGAGGAGATGGGGATAATCCATGCTAAGAACTTGCTCATGTTTTCCTTTCTAATTGCTCACTAGTGGCTCACTAGTTACTGCTTCAGATCTCTTTCGCTGATGTCTCGGAACTGGTCCCACGGAATGACATGCTCGGACACCTGCGTCTTGCTGCGCTTCACTAGAAGATGCAGCCCGTCATCATGCGGCACAAGACCCCAGCCGCCGGCCGGGACCGGCGTCTCGTCGATCCCATTCACGCGCCGAGTCTCCTGCCTCCGATACTCGCGGTGAACGTCTGCCAGCTCGCTGCCGGAACCGTGCGTAATGTGCGCTGTAGCCGAAACGCTTCCCGCCACGTACACGTTGAATTGAAAGTTCAACTGCCCGGTGAAGCTGGCGATATAGGGATTACTGCCGTTAATCGTATTGCCAGATCCCAGACTCATCGAGCCCTTCGATCCCCCGATAACCAGCCAGCTGTTGTTGGCGGCGGGAAGGTTGAATATTGTGCCGCCACTCGCCGATGCCACGTTGACGACCAGGTCGCCGTTTACGGTATGCGTACCGCTGGCCAGGGCGCCGCTAACCGCCAGGGCCCCTGGAACGTGCAGCTGATTGTCACCGCCGGTCGCCGTAATGGTCGGATTATTCGAGCCGTCGAATTGCAGTAGAATTTTCTGCGCGGCACTGGAGTCTTTAGCAACCTGCAGGGCGGGGTACGTTGCGATCCCGCCCTGCGTCGCAAGCCCGCCCAGGATCGTCAGCGAGCCTGTGACTCCGCTAAAGTCCAGTGTCGGCTGGGTGCCAGCCAGGCGGAAGCGAAAGTACTTCGTCCACCCTGGCGACTGATCGCACACGACCAGGTTGGGCGCCACATACTGTACCGAGCTGCTCTCAGTGGTCATCACGTACAGAATGTTGTCACTGCTCACTAGCCCGATGCTGGCCCGGTTCGAAGCATCGAAGTTCAGGGTGACAGCATACGGATCCTTCACCACGCGGAGCTGTGTTCGTACGTCACAGTTGCCCGACAAGCTCGTCATGCCCGTCACGGTAAACGTGCCAGCATTACTGGTCGTCATGTACGCAATGTTCGCCGGCATGAAACCCACGGGCACCTTGTTCGTGCCGTCCAGATAGCAGATGTTAGTCGGCAGCTGCGCAGAGGTCAGCACTGGCAGGTTCGCCAGCGGCACTTTATTCGTACCGTCCAGATAACAGACGTTGGCCGGCAGGTTTAACGTAGGCAGATGCCCGGCGCTGTCGAGCCGCAGGAAACCGAAGGGCTGATTGGCAGACGTCTCGAGAGCGGATATCTCCTGCGACAGCACATTGTGATACGCCGCCGAGTAATCGTTTGACACCGGAGCGCTGACAGCATGCGCTGCCTGCGCCGAGCCGCCATAGCCGCGCTGCACCGTGATGGCGTCGCCCACGGCGCCGCTCAGCACCAACACTTCCTCGAAGTCGATCCACAGCGTCATGCCCTTCTGCACGGATACAGCGTTGGCTACATGCAGCGTGGTGTCGGTCGGCGCACAGGCCTGCGCAAGCGTAGTCGCATAGCGGTTCAGCGCTATGAGTAAATCGGAAGGTTGCGCTACCGCGGTAGGCCAGAACGGCATTACAATGCTCCTAAGATGCAACTTGCGATCGAAGATAAACTCCAGCTACGGGAAGCGCAGCTCAAGCTCAACAGCGCCCACTCCCAGCTGCTCACCGCCCAGATTGAACTGCAGGGCATGATGCAGACGGTCGAGAGCCGATACGGCGCCAAGCTCGACATGCAGACGCTCGAGTTCATTGCTCCCACTCCGCCGGTCGCTCGCCCGTCTCGACGAACCGCTGGTAAATCGGGATCTGATCAACCACTTGAAGCTGTTGTTGACGGATCTGGTCTAGGGTCTGGCGCTTCTCCGCAGCGCTAAGGTCCGGCGAGCGCAGCGTAGCATTCTGCGCTGCATGTAGTTCGCGCAGGCTCTCGCCCATCTTAGTGAGCACATGCGCCACCTGCAGCTCCCGCTGATGAGACTCCATAAACGCCGGCTTGTCTGCGTCGGGTGTCTGCCGTAAACTATTCACCGCGGCATTGGTAATCGATTCAAGCGTATAGAACTGCTGCAAGCGATAGCCCCCATCCGGCCGGGTAAAGACCGAAGCCATACCCGGATAATCGGAAAGTCGCATTTTGGGCTGCTTCGTGTCCCCGAAGTTGTTGGCGATCGCATCGATCGTCTGCAGCCCCATCAGCCCGGCCCCCGCCAGATACCCGTTCAGCAAGTGATCGAGATACATCGGGGAAGCGGCCGACAATCCGACCGCTCGAGCGATCGGATTGATCACCTTATTCATGGCAAACTGTGACAATACGCTGGTCTGCCCTGGCTGCACCTGCATCTCGGGCTCGAGATTCTGCAGCGACTGCGGAACGATCGGCGTGCCGCGGTACAGGTCTTTATTGACGGCTGTCTCGAGAGCCGGCCGAATTGCCTGCGGGATGGGATTGAATTGCAGTTGCCCGAAGCTCTGCCGCGTGACATCCCAGAAAGCCTGCGAGGGCGTATCGATGCTACGCGAAGGATCCTTGGGGTCGCGCAGAAAGACACGAGCCAAACGCTCCGGCACCGTCTTGAACATCAAGCCATACTCGAACGGCGTGGGAATATTCAGGGCATAGCCGCCCCCGACGGGCACCATCCAGCTGGTGTCCCGCTTGTCATCGCTCGCGTTCTCGTAGTACGGCTGGCCCTTCGAGAGCGCAGCGTACACCATGGTCCCGACCGTCATCAATCCGGCTTGCAGCGCAATGCGCTTCTGCAGCTGCTTCGGATCTAGGGCGCGAGTCGGACCGCCCTTGACCGCCGGCATCTCGGCGCCCTGCGTGCCCTTGAGCGCTCGTCCCAATACGTTTAATCCCTGCACGCGAGCATTGAAGAACGGGATCATGATGCGGGCCCATTGCGCCAGATCGCCCGAACCGGAGCGCTGGAAGGGGGCGACCTCAGACGCCCGATGCGCCGCGTAGGCGTAATCACCGGTGGCCTTGAGTGCGGCTTTAAAGACTAGCGAACGGCCGATCATATCGGTGCGCTCGACCAGCTCGTTGATGTGGTGCAGCTTCTGCGTGACCTTATTGCTCCAGCTGCGCCAGGCTGTCGCGTCCGGCCCGGCACCCGAGTGCAGCGCAGCTCGCTTCTCAAACGCAGTGGCTGCGTCCGGATTACTAAACAGAGACCGCTGGCCACCGTGAATGCCCAACCGCTTCATCTCGTCAAAGATGGCGTGGTATTCCTGATTCCACTGGTTCTTTAGGCCGAAAGCGGCGCTGACCGCCTTGAGCGGTTCCGTCACATAATTGAAGTCCTGGCCCGACAAATTGTAGGCGTCTGGAATATCCCTGAGAATATTTCGAAAAATCCACGTGGGCGCCTTGATGACGCCCAGCCGCAGCATCTGCGTGAAGCCACCGAAGACCTTGCGGATGAGCGGATTGATTTGTGCAGCGTGGTGCATGCCGATGAAAGTCTCAAAGAGATCCTGATCGGCTGTAGAGAACCACTTCTTCTCGCCATTCGCCCAGACATAGAACTTGTGCTCGTCCTTGCCGACCTTGGCGTTGCCCTGCAGGTCGTGGATAAGGGGTTTGCCGGCTGCATCGAGAAAAGCAAACTTGCCATTGCCCGCGCCCGCCCGGAACAAATCCAGACCCGCATTCGCCGCGGCATTCTTCATGCCGCGCACTAAGATGTTGCGGTGATTCTCCATCAACATCTGCAGCGGGTCGTACGTCTTCCGCAGCTCGCCCGAGGTTAAACGTTTATGCAGATCGCTTTTCAGATTTGAGATCGACTTGCCGGCGCCCGCTGTCTTGCCGTCGGCGTGTTCGTCCAAGTCTTTAAAGGGAACGTACTCGCCGTAGGACATGAAGTGCCGGAAGTAGTCCCGGCTAATCAGCCCAGTATCGAGGGCATATTTCAGGAAACGGCTGTTCAGATCCTGCAGCTTGTCGTAGGTGGCACGGAAGTAGGGATGCTTCTGCTCGAACTCTTTCGCCATGGCGGCCCACTGTGGATTGCGCTCGTCAAAGGTCGCGCCATCCGCCTGGTACGTTCCCGCCTTGGTGATGACGCCGTTCTTGTCAACCTCGTGGCCGGGATCGAGCTGCACCTCCACGCGCCGCTCATCGGGCAGTTCCGAGACCGCTTTGGCGCGGCGATATGCCATATAGGAATTGAACTCGCGGCGCACGCCGTTCTTAAAGATGGGCGCTACCGTGGGCCAGAAACCGCCCTGCCCATCCAGGCGCGTCGTGCCGTACGCCCCGTCCGTCTGCTTGTGATAAACCGGGGCGCCGGCGCCGTCTTCGGAATTCTCGGCGAGCGACATGCCGTAGTTCAGCTGCGAAGCCAGACGATAGGCGCTGTTGCGAGCCTCGATGGCATGCTTGCCCTGCTGTCCCGCCAGCTCCTGCTCTGCCTTACGCCACATCGAATACGCATCCACAAAATTCGAATAAGCTTTCGAGGTCCGCCGCCTCCACCAGCTGCGATCCAGGAAGTGGCGCAGGAAGTCTTCTCGTTCAGGAGCTAGGCCAGTGCGCTCGTTCATCAGCTCCTGGTGCGCCTGGCTGGTCGAGGGGTGGAAGCGCCGTGTGGCGTAGAGGGTCGCCGGCGCATCGCTGTTGGTCTGTGGATTCTCGGCGTGCTCGTCGACTTCCCGCAGCAGGCTGTCAGGCAAGATGGCGGCCTTCTGCTCGGCAAACGGCCGGGCATTCTGCGGAATGAAATCCGGATCGCCCTTTTTGGGAATCGTGTCATCCGCCCGACGCATGTGCCGGCCGTAGTTCACCCAGGCATTCTGCCCCAAGGTCTCGCTTGCTAACGCCGGCTTGGCTTCATCCGAGTACATTCGCGAGTGCTCGAGGTACGCATTGAATTCTCCGCGGGGTCCGAACTGATAGCCGTTCTGCGTGTGGCCGAAGTAGTCATGCACAATGCGGAACAGATCGTTCAGCAGCATACGCCGGCCGCTCTTGTCGGTGGTGTCCGTGCGCTTCAGCATCGGATGGTTGTAATCCAATGCATCCGCCTGCCCGTAGGCATGCTCGGTCGGCAAAAACCAGAGATGATGATTGTTCTCGACGTCGTCCATCATGGCGTCGGAATTCTTGTAGGGTTCTCCCTCTCCGTGCCACGACTCGGTGGTGACGCCCATCTTGCGGTACTGCGCTTCGGTCTCGCGATGCAACGCCGCGTACGCCGCTTGTACCTTGGGATTGTCGGGCTCGTGCCGCAGGTTGTCGTAAGCGTCGGCCGCACGCTTGAGCAGCGGGACCGACACCGGAACTTCGTCGGTCATGCGCGGCTTGTCAATGCCGTTCTCGCGCTTGTATTCTTCCGCCAACTGACGGGTCGTCACGTTGGCTCGCCGAATAGCGAAGGCGGTGCCGGGCTCGGGCCGGCTGGCAGTAATGTTCTTAGGAGTAGAACGCCTAGCGTCTATTCGTCGTCGTTCACCGAGGAGGGCGACGGCGTCGCGCTCGAGTCGGGCAGTCCGCTGGTCGTACTCTCCGCGGAGCTCACGAAGCGACTTGGCGCTGGCTGATTCGTCAGCCGCACTTCCAGGTTCTTCTGATTCCTCTTCTTCCCCTTTGAGTTGCGCCAGGTGATCGAGGAGCCGTTCAGATGCGGTGCGAGGCTTTTGATCAGCTCGTTCGAGGCCAGATGGCGGTTCGCCTCCTCCTCGCTCGGCAGGTTGTGCGGCGCCCGCCAATCCGGCGGCAGGGCTCGTATCCGCTTCTGCAGCTCGGTCAAACCCGAGCCGTCGAGCGGCGTCTTGGATGTGGGCATGTGTGTGGTATTCCTTGTCTCCTAGTATCTCACTCCGATCCTCTTTAATAGGTACAACCTGAGCGTTGTCAAACAGTTGCTTAGCTAACGCAACGGTTTCAGCCTTGGTCCAATGCGGCTCGCTTGGACCTTCCGGCCCCCAGGGTTGATGCGTATGAATGATGTCGCCGGACTGCGCACCTTGGTAGATGGTCATGTCCCGGCCAATCGCGTTCCGTAAGTCCTGCGCCTCGAGCCGATTCATGCGCAGACCAGGTATATGAATCGCCCAGCGATTCGCCTGCTTGGCCCGCTCCCGCGGCAAGGCCTCCTGCTTGGTGATGCCTACGCCGTCCTGTGTGAACTCCCGCCCTAGCACCGCCGCAGCGATGGTGGCGATCTGCTCGCGATACTTCTCGGGAACCCCGTGGAAAGCAACTTGGAAATTGTGCGCCGCTACCGCTCCCGCATCGGAGGTATACGACCCCAGTCCCACCGAATGCCGGCGAATCAGATCCTTGCCCTTCAGCTCTGGCTCGCTCGGATCCTTTAAGCGGCTGTACAGATACTCCACAACGCTGCGTAGCGGCGTACCCAGATGACCGATGAAAGTGGCATCCCGCTTATCGATCGAATCGATCAGCGTATGCACCTCTTTGGTCTTCATGTGCTCCGGCAGATTGCGCAGATTGTCGACCGCGGTATCGAGATCAATCTGCCCCTGATCCCGCGAACGCTTCACTTCCGCAGCAATGCGCAGCGCCTTGCGATACTCTCCTTCCCCCGGACTCAACACCCGAATCAGCCGCGGATTGCGCAACGCCTTCAAGCCAATCGGTTCACCGGGCTTGAGGATTCCCTCTTCGACTAAGCGCTGATGCACGCGCTGCATGGCGAGACCGTAGTGATCCCCGGGGGGCGCCAGGTTGTCTGGATCCTTTTCACGAATGTGTCCCCACATCCCCGCCTGCAACTGGTGCGGAGCATAACGCTGCTCCATGCGATTCGGGACCAAAGCGTTGTGTTCGCCCGCTGCGTACTGATGCAGGTAGTGCGAGAACAGGTGCCAAGCTCCACCGCGGCGTCCAGCGCCGAACTGCTGCAGGGGAACTCGCAGAGACTTCCCCGTCCAGGTATCGGTGGTGAGCTTCGGCAACTCGGGCTCTTCCGTTACATGCCGCGGCTCCGGGTTCATCTGGAAATACAGGTTGTTGCCGAAAGTGTAAAACTTGGGCGTATCTGTCTGCCCGGTCATCACGTAATCGCTGAGCGGTGCCGTGACCTTGCCGCCGATGTCGACCGGCTCGCCACGCACCTGCTGGCTTTTGACGACCAGCGCTCGCTGCAGATTCTGATACGGCGTGTTGCCGCCACTCGTGACCGCCATGACCGTCGTGAAATCCTTGGGATCGATCTCGTCCCAATTCACGTACGGCATCATCTCGCGGGCATGCTCGTACCAATACTTGTCGACTCGCGCCGCGCCCTCGAGGCCGGCCATGCGGCGATCGCCCTTGTGCCACTGCACGCCAGTGGGCAGCCGCGGGAAGTCCCGCTTGAATTGGGCAAACGATCCGAAGATGGCCTCCATGCCGCCCACCTTCCGCCCCTTCTGCTTGTCGTACTTGCCGGGAACTAATTCATTCACCCGATCGTAGGCCCGGCGAATAATGGCTCGCGCCACCTTGTTCGCGTGCACTGTGGCCACCTGCTCGGCTAAGCGCGTATTACCGCCGTTGCGCTGTAGTGCGTCTTCGTAGGTCTTGTAATAAGGGGCCCAGCCCTTCTCGCGAATATGCTCCCCGTTTTTATCGACTTCTCGCGGAATTTGCCGCAACCATTTCGGATCAAATCCGTTTTCTTTTAATTCCTTTTCGAGAATGTCTCGGGGAATTAAGCGCATTAAATTCTGCGCTGCTGCCATGGTGGTCGTGCCCATGCTGCGCAGCCGCTCCGCTTCGCCTCCCTGCCGATCTCCGGTACGTTCCGCAATGCGGCCGGCTTCAAAGTCGCTCAGGATGTCTTCCGGCTTGCGGAAGCCCGCATTG